AATGCACCAAACTACGGTGCTGCCACCAATTGCTGATGTAGCTCAATGGTAGAGCATCCGTTTCGTGAACGGAAGGTTGCCGGATCAAAACCGGCCATCAGCTTAAGTCTGGTTAGCTGAGATCGAGTAGCGCGACCCTGAAGAGGTTGAGACGCGGATGCGAGCGCCGCACCAGACACCAAAAATGAAAATTTTTAAACTGTTGGTTGATTTAACGGTTTGGCCAGATGTTGAAGAATGTAGTTTTCTTTTATTAGTTATCCCTAAAGGAACAATTATTTATGAGACTTATGACGGTGGTGTGTATGAAACACATAAACCTGACCCAGTGATGTGTGTAGGGTGTAATTGGGTTGAAAAGAATCCACATGTATTTCAGGAAGTCATAGAAAAGTAGGATTAATGCTGATGTAGTTCAATGGAAGAATAGTGCACCTGTAATGCACCGACGGGGGATCGTTACCTCTCATCAGCTTAAGGGGTAGAAGACGAAGTAGTGGAGTCATTTGCTTGTCAAGCAAAAGTAAGCCGGCGCACCTCCGGTCTATCCCGCCAGCGCGTGTACCCTAATTGGCAAAGGGCTATCCCTTAGAAGGATATGTTTGGAGATTCGAATTCTCTCACGCGTAAAAATGGGTGTAACCATGAAGGTTTGAGATGATTTGCGCATAATTAGAAACGGCAACTAATCACTGTCTGATATTATGTTGCGGTTATCAATAGCAAATGGGCTGATTTCCCGGAGATAGGTAGGGTCTATCCGCACCCACGATTTTAATAAGAAGTAATATTCTGCCTGTAGGCTAGTAGCTATGCCACTTGATTTGGGATCAAGTTTTCGCTGGTGCAAGTCCAGCCAGGCAGACCAAAGAGGTAAATTAGTGACAAATGTTTTAATAGTTTTAGGTTTAATTGTAGTAACATGTGCAATAGGTTATTTAATTGTTATGGGTATTTCATGTGTTATTGGTCTAAGTGATGATTGATGCGGGTGTAACTCAATTGGTAGAGTTTCAGTTTTCCAAACTGATAGTCGCGGGTCCGACCCCCGCCACCCGCTTTTTATTGACAAATACAAAATTTCGGTATATAATATACAGGAGGAATTATGAATGAAACTACTGTCAGATGTCCGTCTTGTAAACACTTATTATCTCTTGAATATGGAGTCGCAAAGAAATATTCTGATTATTTAGTTTGTCATATTTGTGGTTACAGAATTCGTGTTAGTAAAATTGATAATCCTGAGGAGGAACAGTGAAACAAAGACTCTATAGAGATGCAAAGGGAAGGTTTGCGAAATTTCCTACAATCAAACCGATTTCTTCTAAGTCGTTAGATATAAATGAATATTTAGATTATTGTAGAGACAAGATTTTATTAGCGTTAGGTTGTTTAAAAATTGGTCACCCTTATGGTGATGGTGTTATTCTTGGCGATGACAGTGTTAAGGCATTGGTTGAGTATTTGAAAGAGCAGAGGTTTTAATGATTAATTTGACGGTTAGCATTAAAGAATTTTCTGAAAAAGTAAACATAGATTTATCTGTTCGTGATATTTTGTTAATAAAAGGGTTTAGTAGGTTTTTAAGAGAAAAAAGATTTAATGATGTGAAAGATTTTTATATAAAATAATATAGTGGTGATGGTAGTGTATGAGTCGCACGAGACTCTGTGGAAGTCTTAGAATCAGTGCAAATCTGATCCATCACAAAGGGCCTGAAATTAGACTCGACGGGGTATTAGATCATTGAACTTGCTGGTAGTGGTTGGTCGAAGGACACTTAAAAATCGACTACATAACAAATGCGATTAAACAAACGTTTAATTCAGTTATCAGTTTTGTCAAGGATTTGTTCGAAGTCAGCCCGTCCTTAGCATACTGTTAACTTAAACCTTTGGTATTCTTTTTTGGTTCTTAAGCCAAAGGATTACAGAATCAAATAGGTCAATAGTTCATGGCACTATACTATTGCCGAAATATGGTTGCTGTTGTGAGGTCTCCTTAACCTTAATAAGGATATACCGGTAGATGGTTCATGAAATATATTTCGGACGCGATTGCAAAATCGCCAGGTCCACCAAAGGGGAATTAGCTCAGTTGGGAGAGCGTCTGTTTTGCAAGCAGAAGGTCACCGGTCCGAACCCGGTATTCTCCACCAGCAACTATAACACAACGGTAGTGTGTCGGTTTCATACGCCGATAATGGAATTTCGACTATTCCTAGTTGCAAAGATCCTATAGACGAATGGCAAAGTCATTGCGCTTTCAACGCAAAATTTACGAGTTCAATCCTCGTTAGGATCAAAGGGTTCATGGTGAAAATGGACATCATCATTGCCTTCTAAGCAATAGTTCCGGATCCGAATTCCGGTGAGCCCGCCAACCCTTATGATGAAATGGAATCATATTTTGCTTCGAACGAAATTTTGTGGGTTCAAATCCTACTAAGGGTGTAAACTCTCGTGGTGAAAAGAATATCTCAGGCGTTTCCTAAACTTCTGTTCTGGGTTTGAATCCCGGCTAGAGTATATAAGTTAATGGAATAATTGCGGAGTAACTCAACGGTAGAGTGCGGAACTGTTAATTCCGAAGTTGCCCGTCCGAGTCGGGTCTCCGCAGCCAAATTTAAATATGGACATTTTTGTACACATGCAGGATAGTAGCAAAGTTAGCCCAACTTCTTTTACTGGTGGAGTCTTGAGGTAATGCTTACTACTTTTACACCAGTCAACACTCCCGTATCTCAATGGCAAAGTGCTACGTCAACACCGTAGTCATGGCGGTTCGATTCCGTCCGGGAGTATTTTCTTTACAAATCCAAAATTTTGGTATATAATATATTAACAACTCCACAAGCATTCTAAAATCTATGCGTGTCATGAATGCGGACGCGCCAAAGGAGGGACAATGTTTAACAACCATTTTGTATTGTCGGTTTTACAAGATTCAAAAATTTTAAAAGAAGCAGGTGACAGAGTAGAAGTTCCTTTCGACACCGAGTATACAATCCGATTAAGAAATAAACACCGCAATCCCTGTGCTGTAGACCTTTATATTGATGGTGAACTTGTTAACACCACAGGCCATATTATAATATTTGGAAATGACTATTCTGATATAACAGGGTTTTTAAAAAGTAATGGAATTGGTAATAAATTTGTATTTACTAAGACTACAAACCCTAAGGTCAGACAGGAAAACGAACCCGAGAATGGAGTCATAGAGGCTCGTTTTTATTTGCAAAAAGAACAAATCATTGTACCAACAGTTGTGGAAAGACCCGTATGGATATTTAGAGATAACTATATTTATCCACAATGGCCCTACCCTCCATTTCAACTGTTTTGTAATGACAACATATACACAATTGGTGCTGATTTTTCTCAAAACAATTCATCTTCATGTAATACAGCAGGATCCACTGTAGCGGGTGACGTATTTTCTTATGTAGAACAATCAACGATGAAATTTAAATTAGAAACTGAACCATCTATTATAAGATGTAAATTAATTGGGTTGTCTAAAGAAAAGTCTATAAATATAATGTAAGGAGAGAGTATGACAGAAAGCGCAAAACTTACTATAGAAAATTTGATTTTGTCAGGTGTGTGGGATATTGCTCTGTTATTAGACACTATTGAGGAATTAGAAACATTAGGTGAAATAGGAGGAAAAAATGAATAGGCGAGAATTTGCTGTTAATATTTCACATTTGTTGTTGGATATGGCGGAATCTGGGGATATGCCAATAGGCGATAATTGGAATAGATCGGCCATAGAACAGTTTGCTTTTTATCAAGTTGGTAGGAAATTGGTATGTTCTAAATGGGTTGTTGCGGATCCAAGTCGGATAATAACGAATTGTGATGGTTATATAATAAAAGGTGATCATCAGTTGGGTAGGGCTTTGGATATTTATTTGGTTACTGATGATAAAGATGGTGTGATTATTCATTGGGAATGGAATAAAGAGAAGGCTCTATTTTGGCATTATGTGTGGGAAAAAAGGTATAAAGGTAAGCCCATGATTAAGTGGGATCCGCCGCATTTTGCGGGGTGATTATGGATAAAAAAATTACTGAAAAATGGACAATGCAGGAAGCTTTAAAATTTAAGGCTATTGAATTTTTAGCGGAAAATGCGCAATCAATCAGAAATTCGCTTTTTGAAATGGTTAATAATTTTGACTATAAGGATGATATAGAAATAAGAAATGTTTTTCCATCAATGATTTATATAGCATTGATATGTGAAGATGAGAGTTTGATAAAAATATTTACTATTAAGGATTGGAAAACCAGCAAGTGGAAAGTTTTAGATGGTATTTATAAATCATCATATGATAGGAGGCAAATGGTTTTTTCTTTTTAATTATGAACAAAATATTGATAGGCATAGGATCAAAAGCTAAAGTTGGAAAAGATACATTGGGATTATATTTATCTAAACAGTATAGTTTAAAACGACTAGCGTTTGCAGATCCACTTAAAGAAGAAGTCAATACGATGTTACAATCATTGGGTTTAACATACGATGATGCTAATAAGGATGTATTGCGACCGCTATTAATAGGTTGGGGTGAATCCAGAAGAAAGATGGAACCTGATTATTGGGTTTCAATTATTGAAAAACAATACAAAAATACAATGAGTTGTTTTGGTATTGCTGGTTGTGGATTTTATCATGGTGTAGTAATAACCGATGTTCGTTATGTTAATGAGGCAATGTTTATTAGAAACAATGGTGGTGTATTAATTAATATAATTAGAGATAATGGTATGGACATACCGACTGAACATGAATTGGATAATTTTAAATTTGATTATACCATACATAATAACGCTTCTTTGGAAGATCTCTTACATGCTGGTGATGATGTAATAAAAGGGAGGTTTTGATGCCGTTAAAGGGTTTTATTTGTCCTGAAGAATATGGCGATGAGATTAGGCGCAAAGATTTTATTACATGTTTTAAATGTAGACGACCATGCCTTCCCCTAGTTATGAGAATAGCCCTTATTAAAGCCGCTCGGACTAGGGGTTTATATATATCACCGACATCTATCAATGGTTGTATGCGTAAAACGTACATGGAGAGGCTTTTTGACTATTATCAGGATCCAACCGGTCTTATATTTGCGGCATTTAGAGGTACACTCACGCATTTGGTTATGGAACATGCGATAACAGAAGAACTGAAAACTAAAGACTTAGAACTTAAGACTGTAGTTGACGCGCTTTCTTCAGATTTTGTTATGGAAGAAGAAGTTAGTAGAAATATAGAGTATCAAGATGGTTTAATTGTGCCGGTATCGGGGCGATTCGATCTTTATCATAAACCCAGCCGTTCTCTTCAAGACTACAAAACTTTAGCAACAAAAGGTTTTAAAAGACTGTCCGCCCACGGTTCTAAAGAGGAATATACACTTCAAACTAATTTTTATAGATGGTTGATGAGTGATAAATATCCTGTGGATAGAATATTAATTCATTATTTTTCTATGGATGGTGTCTATACTTCTGGTCGTAAATATAAACTTAAAGACCATGTTGTTACTAAATTGGAACTTGACGTTATTCCTATTTTAGACGAAGATGTTTTGCTGTCTATAGTTAAACCCAAAGTTAGGCATCTATTTGAGTGTTTTAGGGATAAAACCGAACCAGAGGGTAATGGTGGTCAATGGTGTTTTATGTGCGGTAATTGCCAATTTAAAGAGGGTTGTGGATGGTATTCTGCCAATAAAAGGAAATAAAATGGAAATTTTGACCGGAGTAATAGATAAACTCTTTTTTTCTAATATAGAAAAACATTTTTATATAGGTAAACTTGATAATGGTACAGTGTTTTTGGGAAATCTTTATAATCCGCATCCCGGAGATTCGGTAGAACTTAATGGTGTCTATGTTGAACATAAGGAATATGGTCGGCAATTTAAGATAAGTAACGCCAATACTTTGAAACCTAATACTGCGGATGCAATTGAAAAGTATCTTTGCTATGGACCTATAGAAGGTATAGGGCCAGTATATGCCAAGAGTATAGTTAAATATTTTGGTGATAAAACACTGGACATTATTGAACATAACCCCGGACGTCTCAGAGAAGTACCGGGTATAGGATTGACACGTTATAAAAAAATTGTTGAGTGTTATAAAACTTCAACATCTGAAAGAACGTTAATGATGGATTTGTTTGCTTTGGGATTGAGTTATATATTTGTTATTAAAGTTTTGAGGAAATATGGAAATGAAGCAGCACAAAAAATTAAAGAAAATCCCTATATTTTAGCAGACGATATTACCGGTATAGGTTTTAAAAAAGCAGATTCTATAGCAAAAACAGCGGGTTTTCCCAATGATTCACCGCTAAGGTTAAAATCAGCTATAAAATTTGCGCTCAACAACACTATTGAATTTGGACATGTATATTTACCTAAGTCTATTTTGTTGACTAATTCTAAGGCGTTGTTAGATAATGATAGTTTTGATGTTAAAGTTGAAGCGTTGTCTATTGTTTGGGATGAACTTGTAAAAAATGAAGGTTATGTTTGTGATAGTGATTGTTGTTATTTGCCTAATTTATATAACATAGAAGTCGAATCAGCAAAAATAATTAATTCTTTTTCAACGCGGGACTTTCCTAATATTTTTAAGAATGTCAGTAGTTATGATAAATTATCAGATGAACAAAAACATTCTGTTGATGGCGTGTTTTCTAAGTATGGGCTGTCAGTTATAACGGGTCCAGCAGGATCAGGTAAAACGTATTCTTTGCGGTGTATTATAGATATTTGTAAACATAACGATATAGATTTTGAAGTTTGTGCACCCACGGGTCGCGCGGCTAAACGAATAACTGAAATATCTGGAGTCACGGCTAAGACTATACACAGACTTTTGGGATGGACTCGGGCTGGGTTTACTTATAATGAAACTAATAAATTACCGGTGTCGGTATTGATCACTGACGAAAGTTCAATGACTGATTTGCCATTATTTTATTCTCTTTTAAAAGCACTTAGAAATGATGTATTGTTTATTTTGTCTGGAGATTACGATCAGTTGCCATCAGTTGGTGTTGGAAATGTGTTTCATGATTTAGTTCATTGCGATAAGATCAATACATTTAGATTAAATAATATTTTCAGGCAAAAAGACACATCTTCTATTATTATTGTTAGTAACGATATAAGAAATGGAACTTTTAATTTTAATAATATTCAGCCTAATGTTGAATTTTTATCAACCAAAGATTCTATTGATATTTTGCCACTATTAATTGAGGAGTTCAATAAACAACTTTTAAAAGGTTATACTTATGATCAAATAGCTGTATTAGCACCTATGTATAAAGGTAGTGCCGGAGTTGATAATATAAATAAGGTTTTTCAAGATCTGTATAATAAAAATGGTATAAAGATACGCAATACGTTTTTCAGAGTAAAAGACAAAGTTATGGTGGTAAGAAATAATTATGATAAAGACACATTCAATGGTGACATGGGTGTAATTGTGGGTATAGAAACAAACGAAGATCATAAAGAAACAGGCATAATAATAAAAATTGATGATAGAGAAGTTGTTTATGGTTTTGATGAGTTAACTGATATTAAGTTAGCGTTTGTTGCTACAGTTCACAAGATGCAAGGGTCAGAATGTCCTGTTGTTCTTTTTGTAGTATCTAACGAACATTGTTATATTCTTAATAGAAATTTGTTATATACTGGTATAACTCGTGGTATAGATAAAACAGTTTTTATTGGTAATATGAAAGCTTTTTATATTGGTTTGGCTAAGTCAGAATCCAGAGAGCGTTATTCAAATTTGGGAAAAAGGATAATGGAATATCATGAATGATGTGTTGGATCTAATAAAACAAGCCCAAGCCGGGAATATAAACGCTCGCAATAAAATTGTTATTGCTAATATTGGTCTTGTTTATATGGTTTTGAAGCATATTAATATACCCGGAAATGTATTTGAAGATGCTGTGGCAGAGGGATCTTTGGGTTTGTTTAAGGCTATAGAGAAGTTCAACCCAAAGCAAGGGTGCAAATTTTCTACATATGCGACGTATTGGGTCCGTAGTTATATTCAAAATTATTTTTATAAAAATAGAAGTTTGTTAAGTGGATTAGAATTTGACGTGTTATCTGCTTATGACAAACAATATAAGAATTTAGTTGGTGATAATTATGATAAATTTTTGAAAAATCATAAAAAATTTAGTAGTATTGATAATGCTTTGTATTCGGTAGATAGCCTTGAAAATATTACTGTAGCAACGCATATTTTTAAAACTCGTAATAGTGTAAAATTTGAAGATGTGATTTCTGATGGTGCGGATTTATACCAAGAATTTGAGTTGCATGATGATGTATCAACACTTATTAGAGCAATTAATAATCTTCCTTTTAAATTAAAAGTTTTTATAGAAACCAGATATGGTCTTAAAGATGGTAAGTATAAAACACTTCGTGAAACAAAAACCATTCTAAATAAATACGCAAAAAAATATTTTAAAGTATCATATCAATACTGGCATGTACTGGAACGCCAAATTTTAAAAACGCTTCGCACCCACTTTCCTATTTAACAATCCTTACTTTTTTCTCTAAAACTTCTATATAATATATTCAAAGAGTCTACTATGTTAGTGGAGGTGGTGTGCATGGCTTATGTTAAGGCTTTCCCTGGTGAAGATATAGACGCGTTAATAGAACGTTTTAGTGCTCAAGTAAAAAAGGAAGGAATTTTATCAGAATTTAAAGATAGAATGTATTTTTCTAAACGAACAAAAAAGAAAAAGGTATATAAAAGTAATAAAATATGATTTTCGATTTGGATTTTATTATTTATTCTTATTTGGATGTTTATGGTATGCGTATGGCAGTTTCAACTTCTGATGTTATACGTAATAAATTTCCTCTGGCTAATATTGTATTGAAAGATGTGAGACTTACACCAGAAGTTTTGGCTAAAAATGGTGGTTTTATATATAATATACCTACTATTTATGCTCGTAACAATGACTGTGTTTGTGGAATATTTGAGAATAAAGATTCCGCAGATTTAAAAATGGAATGGTTCTATTTAGATATTGATAAACCAAAAAAAGAACTTAGTCAGGATATACCAGTTATTGATGTTGATGAGTTACGTCAAAAGGATAGAGATCGTTTTGTTTCTGAGTATTGGCAACGCCTTGATGTATTTTTAAATGATTTATCTGCGAGAATACAATGATTGATGCGCAACATTGTGTTATTTGTGGGTCGCCGGGAAAATATTTATGTTTTAATCACAGGAAACGTTATGTATATAATAGTAAGTATAATGTTGTTGTTTTGAAACCCAGACGACGCATAAGTAAGGGCCAGACTAAATTATTTAAGATCGTTAGAAGTATTTTTAATCTACCAACATTTCAAGAGGTTTTATTTCAGTGGATGGTTAATGATGATTTGCATTATAGATATGATATCAGCATTCCCGATAAAAAACTCATAATTGAGATGAATGGTAGACAGCATTATACCCCGGTTATGTTTTTTTGTAAAACTATGAAGGGTTTTGAAGATCAGGTTAAGACGGATAAAATAAAACAAGAAATGGCTATAGGAAATGGATATAAATTTATAACATTTTCTTATAAAGATGATTTAACAATGGCTAATGTTAGAAAAAGAATAGAGGAATAATGAACGACATCATTACTAAACCGCAGACTATAGTAGAGTCATTAAAGTTTGAATTGACACCATTTTGTGATACAAAATATATAGATAGTCTTGATCTGACTGATAGTGATTGGTTGCTGATAGAAAAAACATTACGAAGTTTTGCTACAGGTTCTTATAATTCCATACCCATGGTTTGCGCCGGCGATAAGTGTGTTCATTCTAAAATTTGCCCATTTCAAACTCTGAGAAAGGCTCCTCTGTCAAAACAATGTCCCTTTGAATGGAATATGATTATAGTATGGAAGGAACAATATGTTAAGACATTAGGGATTAAGGATGAAGATAAAGTTGAACAGACAATGCTTCAGGATTTGATTGAGTCCGATATTATGATCTCAAGAGCCAACGCTATTTTAGGCGATGAAGGATTTATAATGGAAAATGCCGTAGGTGTTAATGAGAATACAGGTGAAGTTGCGTATAGGAAGGAAGTGCATGCTGCGGTGTTAATAAAAGAAAAGGCCCAGGCTAGAAAGGATAAATTGTTGAAGGCGTTTCTTGCTACAAGAGAAGCGGGTTTAAAAGGCGCTAAAGAATTAGATGATATAAGTAAGAAAATGGCGGCTATTGAGGGTAGAGTCAGAAATCACACTGATAATTTAAAGAATAAAAATGCCACCGATGGTGTAATAACAGAAGAAAAATAGAATTTATGATTAGAAAATCCATATTTCCTTATTTTTTTAGACGTAGATTTAATCCTCTTGTTAATTCAGATGAGAATAATGTTACTCGTAATGTTATGTCACGATATTTTAATGAAACAAAATATAACAGACAACCAGCGTCTGAATTTGATATTGTATTAAATATGGCTACTACACCAACACATATAAATACGAGAGTTAATAAACCCATTTTTTTTAATAAAGATCAATCAATTCCTAAACCTATTAGTTGGTTAGAAGATATAAAAACTAAAGCTAATATTAGAAATAGAAAAATACGAAATATAAATACAAATTTATTTAAAACAGCAAAAAAAGATTCTCAAAAATTTCTTGAAACTGTTAGAACAATGGAACGTATTGTAAGTAAAACATTTTTTAAAAATTTAAATACAAGTAAAAGTATAAATTTGCTTGAAAAAATAGCAAAACATAAAAATTGGGCAGTATTTGGTGGGATTGTATTAGGTGTAGGTGCTGCAATTGGACAATTTAATGAATTGAAACATGAAATATTTCCGGGTAATGATAATAAAGTCGGTGCTATAGGAAGCGGTCCGGGCTATAATACATGGGCAAAAAGTTCGGGTGTACCCTACAACAATCTCAATAGTGATGGAATAGGTTTGGCGTTAAGTAAAATGCGGCATTCTTCTATTTTTTAATATATGAATAATCAAGAATCTACTAACACGGGGTCAATAAGTCAAGGTGTTTGGGGTTTAATTAACCCATTTTCAACATTTCAGTATGAATACTTGTCGCCTTGGGCGTTATTGCCTTGGAGTCCTCTTGTTGGGGCAATGAAGACTGGCGGTGCTAGATTTACACCTATTTATACTCTTGGTATAGGCGAAGGTTTAACCAAAAATATGGCAACTACTAATATCCTTAAAAAGGGAGTTAAAAAAGTTTTTGGTGGTATAGAGTTTGGACCGGTTCCACGTGGGACGCGGGGCATGGCCGAGCATTTGATAAAAGCCGGAAATTCCGGTATATTGAGTTCTGAGTTATATGCTAAAAAAGTCGGCAGTGCTGAAATCCTTATCAAACAATATGTTAAAAAAACTAAATATAATGAATTGAGCGGAGAAGCTCTAACCAAAATTTTAAATATGGGCGGTGCTGGTTTTGACGAAGAAGTAGTTAAAGGAATAACTTCGGGTTTACGCGGTATTAAATCCGTTATGGGAATTTCTAATGCATTATTTTATGGACTATTAGCATACGAAGCGGGAAAGTTTGTGGCTTCCTCTGCCGTAAAACTTTTTAAGGGTTCGGTTTCGGCGTTAGAATACGCTAGATCAAAAAACGAACACTTGAGAAATCTTGAGTTTGGTCAACCTCTGGGCGCAGGGTATATGTCGCAGGGTGCGGCTACAGAAAGACAGAGAGCATTATCTGAAATAGCAAGACAACATATTGATGGATCAAGTTTTAGTGGTAATGAAGCTAGTTATTATTCACAAAGGATATAATGAAAACCATTTCAAAAGTAACACCATCTGTTTTAAAGTGGATTAAACCATTTGCGACAAGTCCCTATGTTAGACCATTTTTATTTGCTTTAGGAATAGGTGGCACATCCTATGTTGTAAGAAAATCAGCAACCGCAGCTTTTAGACGTAGTGAAAAGTATTTGAATTATACTAATACTGTAATAAATCATTTGCGGTCACTAGAAATTGGCGGCGGTTTGGGTCCAGGTTACATATCCACGGGTGCTGCCACAGAACGGCAGGCCGCTATCAGTGCTATGCAAGGTTCTATTTTTACTAATCGCCGTTTTTTGGGTAAAGAAGCTAAATTGAGGGGTTAATGGGTTTAGATGATATTTATAATGGGTTATCAGAAAAAGATCAGAGTCTATTGACGCTGATGCGTGACCCCGTATTATGGACTGAAAGTATATTGATGGATCCACGAGGTGGTGGTAAGAGTTTAGTACTTAGGTCATATCAAAAAGATGTTTTATCAGCAAGACCAGATGATTTATCCACTGAAGGTTCTTTTGAAACAACACCAAATAGATTAAGACTTTTAAGATTTGGTAGAAGATTAGGAAAGACAATTTCACTTGCTTCGGAAGCCTTATTTTCGGCTGTTGCGCGTTCTCATCGCAAAGTAGCATATATATCTCCTTATGAATCGCAATGCGAGCTATTTTTTAAGATGCTTGAAGCACTTATGTCAGGGAGTGTCATTAAACCAATACGGTTTGTCAGAAAACCGTTTATTGCCGAATTTGCAAATTCTTCTATTATTCGCGCGTATACTGGAAACGTTAGAAATTCCAGAAAAGGATCTCCTATTCGCGGAATAGAAGTTGATAATTTTTTTCTCGACGAGATCGATCATGGTTTAGACGAAATTATTGACGATGTTATTTTCCCCATTTTTCTTGGAAATAAACGTTCAACTATTTTAGCGGCTTCAACGCCTTCTGGTGCAAGGAAGACATTTTGGCGTTGGGCAAACGACTGCAAACAACCACCACAACTTCGGATTGGTGTTCGTGAGTTTTATCATCCTTGGACGCATTCACCGGACTGGACCCCTGAGATTGATCGTCTCGCCCGTGTGCAATCAACAGCAGACAAGTATTTACGTGAATATATGGCCGAGTTTGGTGATGCCTTAGAGGGTGTGTTTAGGCATACGGACTTGGATGCTGCATTAAAACCATACAAATACAATCAATTAAAATATAATTTCGATAATAAGTACATTATGGGTGTGGATTGGAATGAAACGTTTGGTGTGTCTGTAGTCATATTGGAACAAAATAAAGACAGTAAAAGATTTAGAATTTTTTATCATGAAATTATTAATAAACAGGAATTTACACAAACGGAATCAACTAAACAAATTATTAGACTTCATGCGCAGTTCCCGTGTCACTTTTTATATGTAGATAAAGGGTTTGGTAATTCGCAATGTGAATGGTTAAGAAAATTTGGGCAAGATCATCCCGAAACAAAACTTGATGTTATTTTAAGACCAATTGATTATGGTGGCAATATTGAAATTATGGACCCTATAACCAAAGGTAAATTAGAAAAACCAGCAAAAGCATTTATGGTATTTAATTCTCAACTTCAGTTTGAAAATAAAATGATTGATATATCTGAAGATGAGGACAGTGACAATGGTATAATAACACAGGCCCGAGAGTTTATGATTAAGGGTATGTCATCCCGTGACGTTCCGGTTTTTGTTAGAACCAATAAAGATCACTCTCTAAATGCGCTGATGTTAGCATTATTAGGTTTTAGAATAGAGTTTTATACAGAAGATGGCATACGCGCACCATCTAAAATACTTTTTGGTAATTCCTTTCCATCGCAGATAATAACACCAAGATCTAATAATATTAAAACAGATAAGGTTGATATGTCCGTTATTGTTAGGAAAGCCCTACCAAATATGAATCACATTGTTTGTAAAGATATTGATAAACAAGGTATCATTTCTAAAGATTCTATATTTCGTCTGAGACGCCCTAAAAGGAGTACATTTTAATGGTTGATTTATTACAAAAACCTAATTTTAATTTTACTCCAAGAGATATTAGAGGCGATGTTCCAGTTAAGGAAGTTAATCCCAATACTTTGGGTTTGTCTTCTGCTGATGCTAAAGATATTAATGAAGTTTTACAACCCGAAAGTGTTAGAGATAGTTATCCTAAAGAATTGCGCGATTCTATAGATAATTGTCTTATTGCTATATCTTCGTTTCAAGATCAATGTCAACGTATTGAAGATAGATGTTACGATGAGATGAAAGATTTGCGGATAGAATATAATCCTAATGATTTTCCAGATGTTCATGACGCAGTTCATTGTCCATTATGTGGTATTCCCTCTGCTGGTAATATAATTGATGTTAATTCTATTAAAGCCAAAACCAATAAAAAGAAAGCACTTGTAGATGATATGATGGATGATATTGGGTTTAATTCGTGCCTGTCAAATGATTCTGATAACCCAGCGCAAGACCTGAATTCCGAACAACAAAAGAAAACAAAGAATAATATAATGTTTATGTTGGTTATGGTTTTGAAACAAATTTTAATTTGGGTGATTGAAGTTATATTAAAGTTTTTTTCGCCACTACGAAAAGTTCCTTTTGCTAAGGCCATACCTAAAGCACTAAACAGATTGATTAAACGGTTGAAAAAAACTAAATATGGTGAAACCCATGTTGCTGATTTGTCAGCCGATGAAAAAGGCGAGTCTGATAATGAAGTTGAACATATGGATTATGATGATGATTTGTTATTGGATATGCCTATAAGTTTAAGTGATGTTGGTAGTACTGTAAATGAAATGGATATGTTGTGTCATAAACACATACAAAATTTTGATACATTTATGTTTTTGTCTAATAACCCCGCCGTAAGAACATCAGCATTTATACTTCATAATGTCAATATAGCGCAACAGCGAATGGCAGATACAGCTCGTTCTGTAGCCGAAATGAATATTCAGCCTGGATATACAGTTCCAGTTACCACAGTTAATACCAAAGAGTTAAAGGTCAGACAATTATTACCATCAGAATACGTGCGGCGCACTGAAAAGGGTGCGGGTGGCACATCCGCGTTTTTTAATGGTATGGGTGATGTGGCTTTGAAAGCGACAAAGGAATACGGAAAGGTCGCAGAAGAGATTTTAGATAATTGGGTAAATTCACCAGAAGTTTTGTGTTGTTTTATTAAAAATTGTATTAAAATTGGCTTGAATACTAAAGATGGAAAGAAAATATTAATGGGAATTAGAGCGTTTTTGTTATTATTGAAAAATGGTTTTGTATTTGATTTTAATTCTGATATATCTGATTTATTTAATATTATAAATGAGGTTGTTAATACAATTATCAGAGGTTTTATATCATCTATTTCATCACTTATCAGTAATAAAATAACTAATGGTCTGGCTGTTATTTTAGATAAAAATAAAATTAAAGCAAAAGAATGTTATCCATTTCAAAATTTATTGGACATGGTGGATGCTTATATAAAAAAGTTACTTAGTTCTATTTTAGAATATAATTTTAGTTTTATTACGGCATGGGATGTAGAAGTTAATTTAGGTGTAAAAATATCTAAAAAATTGAAAGATGCGGATGCTGTGGATGTTTATATCAAATGGATTGATATTGCTATACGAATGATTAATACATATGATTATTGTTTGGAAAATGATAATCCCATTACAGCATCAAGTACTTACAAAACCAATTACACAAATTTCAAAGATTTTGGTGATGTTCTTGATTATACAAATGACATTGCCAGTGATGCCGTAACCACAGCAACTCAAGAATATTTTAATAGTGTGAAATCATCTATTTCCAACAATAGTGATATTTTAAATAATCAAACCACAACAAATTCTATTAGTAAAAATACTGTTTCTAATGAAATGGAAAACTACTTAGTTACTGCTGCTATGGTTAATTATGGTGGTGTAACAATTGAAAAAGCAAAAGATATGTTGGAACATAATGTTCCTTGTAATTGTGATAAAGTTTTAACAGATTCTGAACTAAATGAGATAAAACGACAACTTGAAAATGTTATGAAATCTAATAGGTTCACTTCTACTTAGTATATAAGGGGGACATTACCCGTGCGATTTTTTTCCGGAAAATTGTTTCAAAAAATGTTTGCCGCCGCTGGTTATAAACCAACCACCGACGAATTTCGTATTGCTGTAGATATTAACGATGTGCCGTCAAAACAAACAACATCAAAATCTAATATTGTTTTGAATGCTGTTAAAGTTTTGATTTTGAATTTTACAAAAAACATAACTAGAAACGCCACACTCGAATCAGTTCCTGATACGTTTAAAACTCTTCGGGTTGCGGTTAGAGTTGAGGGTTATTTAAAACGTGTTTATTCCAGATACGTTGAGATGATTTGGAAACATGATTATGATTTTGTTGGTGATAATCCTAAAGCTGTTACTTATATTAAAAGACGTTTTCGTGAAATATCTAAGGTTACCAATACACCAACATATTTCTTTTTTGACCAACTCACCGAATATTTAGTAACTTATCATAATGCTTTTATTGTTAAGGCCCGAGATAAAAAAACATCATCAGGATCACCTGTAAAATACTTTGGCATTTCCAGACAACCTATTGCTGGTTTATTTACATTAAATCCATGCGATATGCAAGTTGAGACATTAATTGATAACGCAACAGGAACTAAATCTGTTGTGGGTTGGACTTATACTGATACGCAAGGTGATCACAAATTTAAACTTGAAGATGTTGAACATATAAAAATAAATCCTGATAGTGGTAATATATTTGCTACGCCTCCGGGTATTAGTGTTCTTGATGATGCTCGCGCCCTTAGACGAATGGAAGAGAATGCTGAGTTGTTAGTGTTTCAGCATTCAGTTCCGTTATTACATGAAATTATAGGTACCAGTGATTCGCCGGGCACAGATCCTGAAATTACTACAGCTGTCAGTGAATTTGAAAATATGCGGGCTAACAGTTTAATTGTTACTACCGAAAGACACAAAATTGTTCCAGTTGAAATAGCTCGTAGTACCATAGATATAACTACATATCTTGAGTATTTTAAAAACAGAATGATTGTTACATTAGGACAATCTCTTTCCAATATTGGTGAGGGTGCTAATAATAGTCGTTCTACGGCCATGACTATGGCGAAATCAGTTTTAGATTCGGCTATACGGTATCAGAAATTTATACGTATTGCCATTACAGACTTTATAATAGACGAATTGTTATTTGAAGGCGGATTTGATATTTTAGATGAAAAAAACACCGTTAGGTTGTTTTTACCTGAGATAGATGTTGATGAGAAAATAAGAAAGGAATTTCATTCTCTTTCCCTTTATCAAGGTAACTTAATTACCGAATCTGAAGCTCGTGATACTATGGGTTTGGGACCACTTACTGATAGAAGTGAAACGTATTTTGAGTTGGTAATGAAACCTAAGATTTTATTGCAAAATGCTGTTAAACTTGGAACATCTAAAGCTACTACTAATAAAGAAGCACCAGCAAATCAATACGGGACAAAGACAGTAGGGGTTAAAGCCCGTGAAAGTGTTTTGTTTTATAAAAATTCTGCCGATGATTTAAAACGCACTATTACTGATCAGTTCTATACTTATGCTAATGAAGTTATAGATATGTTACACTACGGTGGTGACGTTGAACACGAAGCATCATGTAGAATATCCAAGGAAATAGTTTTGGAAAAGGCATCACAAGTAGCAATTTCCATTTACAATGATATAAATTTTAATAATTACGATGATATTGAAGTTGCTGATTTAGAATTATCTGAGGTTCATCACAATATTTCAATTTATGTAAATAAATTTTTTGATGGGTTGTATAAACATGTTGAAGATGCCATTCAAAATAAAAATGATGTTTTAGCTGTTTTTGATGCGTTAAATTTTAAGATTGATATTTTGATAGATAATATTATAAATGTTTCTGTTCAATAAAATTACGAATTTATAATGTTTGTGTACTACTATATAAATGGGAGAGGTGATTATGTCTAAAGTATATGCCATTTCTAAAGACGGTTTACGAGATAACTACAATGTTAGTATAGATAATGTTGCGACTATTTTATCAACTAAACCAGCTGAATTAAAAGATAACACATCAAAAAATGTTCTTATAGTCACCATAGATGCCACACACGGTGGATATAGAAATCAAAATAAAAGATTTTACACCAAAGAAGGAATGTTAAAATCATATAAAAGTTTTATCACACCTTTTGGTAAACCAGGAATTTATGAGCATGATAATAGCACCATCCCCGTGGGTCGTGCCATAGGTTCGGAATTTATTGACACTGCTGTAGATGATGGATCAATAGATACACCAAAATGCAAAATCAGACTTAAAGCTAGTATTTCCGATCCCACTGCAATTGATGCGCTTTTAACACACAGACTTTTGACGGTTTCGGTAGGTAGTACACCTATTACACCGCCTTTATGTAATATATGTAACGCTGCTTATGCTAAGGATATGTTTGGTTATTATCCTTCTTGTGAACACGTTGTTGGACAAATATATGATGGTAAGGAATGTTTTACTTTAATAGGCGAAGTTGGTTATAACGAATTTTCATTTGCTAATGCACCAGCTGACCAATCAAAAACACATTATGCGGGCGTCGTAGATATGGAATGGGGTGTTATGGATACGGTAAAGGATAGTTTAAATGGTGATGGAAAGCCTGCGACTACTATTAAAGACTCTGTTACGCAATCAGATGAATTTATTACTGTTGATGCTCTGACTGTTTTAGATGAATGCCAAGGTTGCGATGATGAAGATTCTGTAGAATTGGTTTGGAATAGTGAAGACGCGGCAAAGGCAGAAGAATTAGATATTATGTTTGATCAGGTCCTGGGAATATTTTTGGCGGATAAGAAGCTTTCTTCTGAAGCTCGTGGCAAATTGAAGAAAAGTACATTTTGTGGTCCTAACAAAACATTTCCTATACTCGATTGTTCACATGCTGCTATAGCGAAGGCGATGTTAAATTGGCCTAAAGTTGTTGCTAAGTATTCATCTTCTGTTAGAGCCCGTATTTCTTCATGTGTTAATGGTAAAGCTAAATCCATGAGTTGTCCTATGTCTAAGAAAAAAACAAAAGATAGTGTTATTGTTTCAAGTTCTTTTACAGACAAGGATTTTCACGTATTACAGGAACTGTCAGCTCAATTCGTGTCTTTTCATAATATGGTTCATATGGTGGACATGACAGTTGATGTATTAAAAGATAATAAACATTTTATTATTAAGTCTAAATATTTTCCTATTATAGACGTTAATGATTATATTCTCTTACATGATTTTCTTACGGCAAAGTATGAAATCATTAAAGATAAACTTCTTTTTAGAAAAATTGATGGTTATCTTTTGAGTAAGGGTTTAGATCTTGATGTTATGATTGAAAAAGCCAATGAGGCGACAAATATTATTCAAAATACACCTGAGACTGATTCACAAATTAAGGTTTTAACAACAGAAGTTAATAGTCTTAAACAAACTATATCTGATTCAATTACAACATTGAATTTAACTGAAGCCAGTATAATTAAAGAACAGTCTCAACACAGAAATACAATCGCAAAAATAGCTGTTATGTTAAAAATCAGAGACAAAGATGAAACGATTAAATCCTATTTAGATGCATCAGAGACCGATAAAGATAATATTTTTATAGGTTTGGTGGATGCTGTGTTGAAACAAACAACAACTTCTATAGAAGATGCTGTATTCAGCACCTTGAATAAAAAGGAAACCGGTATAGATTTGGTGAATGGTGGACATGTTGAACTCAAAGACGCAGGCAATACAACTCTGTCGGCGACTACTGATAACAGAGAACATGTTGAAGATAAACATAACTCCATAGATGTTAAAGATGTGAGCGTTAGTACTAAAGTTGGTAGTATATTTCAAAAATTAGTTGATAGAAAAGTTAGTAAATAAAACAGGAGGGAACGTATATGGTTGATTCCATTAATTTAAATGATAGAAGTAGGAAGGTTCCTCAGAGATCGTTAATTGAACTTTCAAAAAGTTTAATTATGTTACAGATTGAGGCCCAAGACTCAGAATTTGAAGGTTCGTCAGCATATCCTCACAAGTATTTGCCGGTAATGAAGATAATTGAGGAAAAAACTCGTGGAACATATGAAGGTATAGTTATACCAAAAGGAACTATAGTTTCGTATTTGACATTTAATGCTGCTACGGGTATGATGCCGAATGATAGTGGTACAATTCCTGTATTTATAGATCAGAGCACAGGAAGTTTAGTAGATTTACCTATAGATGATAATTTTTATGGGTATCAGGAAAGTATTACAGCGTTACTTGTTCCAGCCAATGGTGGTGAGGCATCAACACATGTATATTCTACACTTGATGATGATATTGCCAATGGATGGTTAACGTCGTCTTCTGATAATTTGGTGTTGAGCGCAAATATACCTGCGGGCATGATGTTGTATAATGTCTATCAAGATATTCGTGGTGCGTATTTAAATCACGATGTTGAGAATTCGGTTTATACATGTATGCGGTATGGTAAGGTCAATATTCCTTGCGTTAACACATCGTTATATACTGAAGATGGTGGATTTGGAACAGATGCTGATGTTTCAGCACTTACGGCGTCACCTTATGCTTCATTGCGTAAAACATGGCAGTTCTTAAGATTTGCTGGTAGTTCTGGAGAGGGTCTTAGTGGAGTGAATTTAACTTCAGATTTATATGGTAAATTAAAAGTCCAGTCAACAAGTATTATCGCTTCTAAGACAGTGCAGACTGTGGGTAAATTGTTATCATTAGATTTTCGTTTTCCTAAATATAATGCTGACGCTACTCAGACTTATCCTGGCACTCTACTTCAGGGTGTTAACACTAAAGGTCTTCCTAGTGAATTGTATATGTTTGTACACGATACAATGGTGGCTAATGGTCATGCGGCACCGGCTACGGATGATATTTTGGCTGCGGTTAGGGCTGGCAAATTTGGTTATGCCAGAGTTTTAATTGATTGCTAATAGTAAAATATAACAAGGAGGGTTTAATATGTCGGATATTAAGTTAACATATAGAGATAGTAAAAACGAAGTTAAGTCGGTCATGGTGAAAGATAGTGATATATTTAATCAAATATATTACAGTTTTAGTCATGGTGGCAGGGCTAATGATACTACTGATAATGATTCAATATTACAGCTTAGAGACATGATCACCGCCGAAGATCTGGCACCGTTTGTTACTAAGGTTGTTAAGAAAATTATAGTAAATTCTATAGAGCCACAGCTTTTGATAATTCCTAATTTGTTCACGAGGATAGATGCCCCTACGGGACAAAATATTGAAATCAGTGCGCTTGGTGCTATTACTGCTGGTTTAGTTGCACCTAATGGTGATTATCCTACTACACAGTTTGCAATGGATACCGTTGGTGGAACGACTGCTATTCACGTATCAAAATACGGATGTCAGTTAAATATAGCACAGGATGCGGTTCAGGAAAGTCAGTTTGATGTCATAACACTTTGGTTGCAGGCAGCAGGAAGTGCGCTGGCCAGGCTCAAAGAAAGTCTTGGTATTAGATTGATAAATGAAATGGGTACTACAGTTTTTGACAACGCCGAAGACGGTGATGTTACTCCGTTAGGCTTAACAACTGGTAGAGGTATTGACGGCGCGGCCAATGCGACAATGACTATGAATGATATATTCGATATGTGGATATATTTAGCAGTTCGTGGTTTTGTGCCTGACACACTGGTAATGAATCCGTTGGCTTGGAGAATGTTTGCAGGTGATGCTGAGTTACGAGAAATAGTACTGAAAGGCGCTGTTCTTTCTACGCGGAGAATGCCTTTGGGTTCACCAGCGATAGGATTTGCTGATCCGTTTGGTGGTTATGGCTTGAAGATGACTGGTACAGGTGATGAGACTGGTAGTAGTGCCTGGACTCAGAATTTAACCGCAGTTGGTGCGTCTTGGAATGTTCCGCCATCTGTGAATCTTCCTAGTCCTCTGAAGGTTATTGTTTCTCATCTTGTGCCTTTTACTGAACGCGCAAGTGGTTTGAAACCTTTAACCAATATCATCATGGCAGATAGTCAGAGTTGCGGTATTCTTGTAGAGAAAACCAAACCTACTACTGAAGAAGCTGATGTGTTCCAGAATTCTTCTCATATTGTTCGCGTGTATGAAAAATATGGTATGGATGTATGGAATCAGGGCAAGGGTATAACAATAGCTAAAAACATAGTAGTTGATAAGAATTACGTGTTTGATAATACCAATGCTCGTGCGCTTGCGGCACTTGGTAATTCCGCTCTTATATAAATAAGAGTAGAGATGTTTAAATCGGGGGCGTGATAGGATACGATAATTTCGTTATCAACTCCTGTCACGCTTTTTCCCTAATGGAGGGATAATGGCACAACAAGAAGAAAAATCTTTAGTTGGATTTAAAGTTGCTTTGGATCCTAAACGTGGTGGAATGTGGTTTGATAGTGTTAGCAAGGTTAAACTATCACATTTTGAAAAGGGTGTTTCATCGGTAGTTATATCAGAAGATACGGATGTTTCCGGTATTGTTCGTGGCATTAAATCTGGTAATCTCAGAGTTTATGATAAGTCCGGTAAAGATGTATCTATTAATTTTGGTGGCGTGGATCCAGAACAGATAAAGAAAAAACTTGTTACACTTGCTAATGAACCCGTAAATGAGAAGGACAAACACTTGCGTGTATTATTAAATAGAGTAGCAACTGCCAAGATTATTGCTGATATTAATGGTATAACCGATGTCAAAATTTTATCCCGGCTCTTACATCTTGAGGAAAGCGGTTATAATCCTACAGCAAATCCAAGACTTGACGTGCTTGAGACTATTGAACAGAGATTAAATGATTTAAATGTTCCAATAGTGGTAGCTAAAAAACAAGACAGTCCCGATGAAGTAATTACATTAAAATAGAGGTGTTAGTACGCAATGGTTAATATTCTGTCGCAATCACCATTACCGAATAGTATAGGTGTATTTAGGAATATTTTTATTCAACTTCAGGTTGATACATCCTTAAATAGAAATACAGTTAATACTAACACCGTAATTTTAATTAATAAGGTAACAGAGGAAATAATTCCCGGTGTTGTGGATTACATACCCGGAACTAAAACCTTGACATTTCAGCTCTTTGACATTCTTGAAAGTAATACTACATACGCATTAATTGTAGCAGGTGGCGATAGTGGCATTTTCAAGGTTGCACCGGCTCTGCCTTGGCGCGACGATTCATATATTTTTGAATTTACAACGGGTATATCTACAGATCCAAGTTCACCGTTAGCTCCTACGACAACTTATCCTACAGCTCCATATTTTACTGGAAATGAAGGGGTTTATACTGAAGTTCAGGGTCGTACTGGTGAACCTGTTTCACATATTGTTACAACAGCGGCTCAAGTTAATCCCAGTGGAGTCATTGTTCCGATTGTTCCTAGTGGAAGTGTTTATTTAACAGAAGACGAAGAAGATGATATAGTTTTGGTTTCAACTAATCCTTCTAATGGTGCTGTTAATATTGATCAGTTAAACATATCGTTAACATTTTCAAAAAATGTTGAAAGCGTTGATATAAGTTCTAAGTTTGTTATTACTGTAAGTAACATTCTTGGATATGATCCGGATGTGGCGTTTACATATGTTGTTGTTGATGATGTTGTTAATATAACAGTTACAGCCGCAACACCAACAAAACTTCCTTATGCTACTAATTTTATTGTTACTTACACTGATGTGTCTGACGACACCGATACTTCCATGGTTTCTGGAACTTTTTCATTTTCAACAAAGATCAAACCATTTTATTCTACAATTTTACTGATAAGAAATTTGCGTAGTATTATTGCTAATGTTAGTGATAGCGACATTGAAAAACTTATTTATGAAAATTCTTTGTTTGTATTTGAAAATGCTTCGCCTGTGTTTGATGTCGACACACCAACCCAAGCGGCAAAAAATTATGTTGCGTGTAAAACCAAACTTGATCTTATACAGAGTATTTATATAGATGGCGGACCCATAGCATCGAAAAAACTTGCTGATTTTTCTGTTGCAAAAGATTTAACAGCTCTGCCAAAAATAGCTAGTGGTTTGGTATCATCTTTGGTGGCGTGTGTTAATCAAAATTTAAATACAGTAACAAATGCTACAAATACAGGTATAGCCACTGTGGTCATGGCTGTTAATGATTCTAGATATCCAGCATCAGTTCGTCTAGTATCACAGGATTTTGAATAATGATAGATTTACGCACCGAGTTTAAAAATTGGATAGAAACAGAGTGTGGTGGTGTGGGTATGTGGGTTGTACTCAGATCTTTTGATATAACTAAACATTCTCAGTTTTGGATTCCTTCTACACACGAGGCAGTTGGTGGGCCCGCGTATGAATATACTGACACTTTAGCTGAGGTTTATATGATTGCAGCCGGACGTGTTTTATCAAATCAAGATACTACAGTTTCAGAAAAAGTTGGTGCTTTTCTTGATAAACGTAGTGTATTTTATTTTAAAGATAATTATGTTATGAAAGAATATGATGAAATTTATACACTGGATTATTATAAACACACGCAACCTCTTGTAGTTTATAATAAATCGGAAGAGAATGTAGCAACCAACAAAATCAATATTAAAAAAAAATATAGGATATCCAAAGTTGAAAATCATAGAGGCGATGAAGGTAGAGTGGAATTTATATCAGCAACAGCAGAGGAAATAGTAATGTAATGACAAATATAATTTTAACTCCAGCTGAGTATAGATTGCGTCAAAGTGAAGTTCAGGGTCGGACCTTGCCAAAAAAAGCAAGTGGAAATTTGACACTTCCTCAGTTCTTTGATTTGATGTATTATACATTACAAATTGTTTATCCCGAATTGATTTATACACCGGCTTGGCCTGATTATTTATATGAACAGAGTATGGAAAAGTCTACACAAGCGCAACCCGCGCAAACATTTATTAATACAATTACATATTTAGTGTCTAGAGAGGAACCAGGGTGTCCTGGTGGCGAACCCTTCAGTGGAAGGACTCAGGAAAGAACGCCGAGATTACGTGAAATGGTTAATATGCCAGGCGATGTCAAATCAAAAATGATATATGGACAGTGGTTTGATAGTCTGGTTCAGTTCGATTTATGGGCAAAAACTAGTTTTGAAGTGGAAAACATGACATTGCAGTTTAAACGCTTTATGACACAATATAGAGACTTCTTCAAAAAATGGGGTATTGGAGAACTACTATATTGGTGGAGAGGTCGTGATGACACAGCGGCCAGTATCAATCCAAGACTGCAATTGCGAACGCTAGTTTATTTTGTTAGAACTGAAGAATTATCGTTTGATGAGGGATATAATTTAAAGAATTTAGATGTTCAAATACAGAGTTTAATAAGGTCTTAAAAGGGGGAATAATATGGATAATAGAAACTATGAAAATTTATCTGGTATCGGTTCAACACTAATTGATGAAAATAATAATGGACCGCTTATTGCGGATTTAGGTGACGCTATTTTAATTGTGGGTACGGCAGCACAAGGTCCTGTTAATCAACCCATTTATAAAACAACACCAAGTGATGTATCGGATTTATTTGGTACTTCAGGTTCTGTTTATAGAGGTTATTGCGAAGCTTTTTACGGACCAGGCGGAGGCAAGAACATTGCCTGTGTGCGTATATCTAATGGTGCCTGTGCATCCGTAGACATTCCAGAAAGAATAGAGGCTGGTACTTCGGGTGTGGCTCAGGAATCATACGATGTTATTAGTGAACGTATTGCCGCTATGACCGTAACAGCGCGATATCCCGGAGATATATACAACCAAGTATCATTTAGGACTGAAATTGTGAGTGGATATGTTACTGTTATAGGGTATAATCCCATAACAGAAACGGAATCTACTTTTGTTTATGATCCCAGTGGTCGCAGATCAGGTTCTGTGGCCAATACAGCGGAATTAGCAGTGGCAATAAATGCCGATACGAACTTAGCCGCTATTGTTATAGCAGTTGTTAATACTATAGATACATCATTTATTATTAATTTTAGTGGTGATACTACGGGTTCGCTTTCAACAGATGCTACAAAAACACTGTCTTTAGCCACACTTCTTGATGGTTTAGATTCTGACAAAGATGGTTTAACTGATAATGCTAATGACGCCATAGTTCCTTCAGGTACACTTGTAACGGCGGGGAATATGTTGGATACTTTAAATGAAGTATATGAAAATGTGGATATGGAAACTGAACTTGATGTTGCTGGTAAAGCCGTTGCAACACTTCCTTATCCCATACAAACCAGTGGTGGTACAGCCATACCTTTCCTTACACTTGCCGGCACCATATCAGGTGATGGTGAGGCCATGCATAAAGTAGTTAATGCGTTTTTAGGTGATGGAAATGGCACTGACACCGAGTTTTCTATGACAGCGTATGAAGAAGTTGATATAGCAACATTAGTTGTATATCGGACTTCAACATCAGGTGGAGTTGTGGAGTTAACACCAGCGAGTTCGTCATGGGCTGATGGTGTTCTTACCATTGAATTATCAGCAGCACCCTCAACCGGCACCGTGCTTTCTGTTACATATGATTCTGAGGCGTTTGCTATGGTTCAGGCCACTACACTGACAGCGTGTTTGGCGTCTAATAGTTATAAAACGTATTTTGTCTCTGGTCAGCGCGTAACATTTGGCACGGCGCAACCAGCGGATTTGGCAATATATTACTCTGCTGAAAAGACGTATGATATTGATGTTGATGTCAATATAACTGATGCTGAAAATGGCGAAATAACATTTGGTAATCCTTTGAAACAACCAACTGCTACATCAGTTTTATATATAAGTTATACATATTATCCGGAATGGGTGGATTTATCTACGGCGCGGTCTCTACAATACGGTACTGATGGTATGACTATGACCAATAAACAGAAGTATGATCTATTAACAGATTTATACGATGATATTTCCGATTTTAAGACCGATTGTGTGGTTTTGATGGATACGTATGTAGATGATGTTAAAGTTGATTATGACGAAGATACGGGTCTTCCTGTTGAGATTAACGCTGGCTTCGCGCCACAGTTAGAGGTTTACCTTGAGGGGCTTCAGGAACGCGTCAATGAAACTTATGGAGTTTTAGCAATAAAACCACCAACGTCTTATACTTTAGCTGGTATTAAGACATGGGTGGATAAGGCAACGGTTATATCTTCTACTGATCTTGCCAGAGCCGCGAATGTTATGGCGGCAGCGGACTGGAAGCTCATTAATATTTGCGCTTTTAACGCTTATGTATCTAATGATGCTTTTCCCTCACCTTATGTGAGTACGGGCGCGGGTTTATATGCGGGATTGGTGTCTAAACTTCCTATAACTTCGGCTGCGACTAATAAGTCGTTGGGAACACAAGTTATTGGATTTAAGTTTAAATTATCTTCTAGTCAGGCTAACGCTCTTGCCGGGGCCAGATATGTAACCACAGAACAAAACTCCGATGGCAGTTGGGTTATTACAGACGCGCCTACAGCGGCGTTAACAACAAGTGATTACACCAGGCTTTCGACAATTAAAGTTGTATTTACCGCAATAGATTTGGTTAGAGTTATAGCCAAACCCTATATTGGTAATTTGTTTGCCGCACCTAAGAAACTAGCATTTCAGACTGCTTTAGACGGCGCTTTTGCTACTTTACAGAAATCAGGAGCTCTTAATTACGGTGTTGCGGAGTTACAACAAACATCGGCTGAGGAACTAGATGGCGATGGTAGAGTTTTAATGAGTCTTGATGTTCCTGGTGAATTGAGAAGAATTAATATAATAGTAAAATTAATAAAGAAGTAAAGGAGGATTTTTATGACTTCATTATCTACAACTACAGGCACATATAGCGTAATTACTGGTACTGATATTATATCTATGTTTAATGATCAGATATTGGCTAATATGCAGGCTGTTTCTTATAGTATTACACGTCAGAAAGCACCAATATATTGTATGGGCGATACAAACCCCAAAGGTATAGCACGGTCTAAACGTGGTATTGCTGGATCTCTGATTATGACAACTTTTGATAGACATGTTTTATCTGATTTCATGGCCGCTTCTAGATTTTCGGCTAAAAAAGACAGTATAGTATTGACAAAGGTAAATCCATATTATAATGGAAATGTAGGAACATCATATGGTAGAGATTTGTTAACACAGCAAAATCCAGGAGATACGGTTACTCTTGCTTCTGCACCCGATTCAAGTCTCGCTACAAATACCATAGCTAAATCTGCACCGCCAATGTTTACTGATGAATTGCTTCCATTTGATATTACATTAATGGGTTCAAACGAATATGGTGTTCAGTCCATGATGAGGGTTTTTGGTGTGGAGATACTTAATGAGGGTAGTGGATATTCAATAGATGATACTTCGAATGAGGTTCAGTTTACTTATATAGCTAGACTCGTTTCGCCATGGATTCCTCAGGCTGCTGTTGAAGTTTCAGCTGGCCAAGTTAGGTAAAAATGAATGGTTCTATATTAGAAGAAAAAGATGCAATATGGAATTATTCCGAAAACAGTTCTTATAGTGGATGCGATATTATTCCTTATGTTTACGGTATAAATCCATCAACTAATGAGAGAAAATTATTTGCTGTTGGAAATTTAATGACGGTGGCATACAGTATACATAGAGATGCCGGCGCGGTACGGACACTAGGTCGTTCCCTTCCCAAAGGGTTTGGCAGAGGTCCTTATACTATTGCCGGCTCTCTTATTTTTAGTGTATTCAATGAACGAGCACTATATGAATTATCGTCAAGAAATAGTAAGGATCAAACACAATTTTTAGCTGGATCTCTTCCGGGGTTTGATATATACTTGCATTTTACTAATGAATACGGTGTGTATTCATCTTTGATAATAAGGAATGTTCGCATATTAGACGAAGGTCAAAGTCATAGCATTAATGACGCGTATATAGAAAACGTTATGGGTTATATAGCTGGTGATATAGACATGTTAAAACCTGTTGATAACAAAATTATGAATGCGGCCACGTTTCATGCTTCTAATGGCATAGTAGATTCTAAATTAAGTAATATATTCGATTATTCGTACCTACCCACACAAAGTCCTGACGACAACATATCCGTAACCGAACTTTAATAAAAAACATTTTTAGTGTATATAATATCTTATGGGGAATGAAAACGAAGAACTTATTAAACGTCTTCAAGCCACAACGTATTGGGAAGATTATTATACCGGTGTTGATGCTGTAATAATGATCAATGGTGAGTGGGTTGCCGATACTGTAACAATTCAGTATTCTCTTGTCAGTAATAAATCCCCATTATATGGATATATGTCCACTACATTCGATGCCGTAGCTAAAGGCACAGAAATTGTTCAGGGCCAACTTACAATAGCGTTTACTGAACCCGGATATTTATATAAACTTTTAAGTGATGATACTGACAAATCCTGGATAACGGGGTTTTTGGATTCTAGTAAAGACGGTGTAACTATTGATACTTCACCTCTTCACTACGCCTATGATTCTAAAGGTATTGACCCTGAAGGATTTAAGATTGTTGTTAATTATGGCGATCCATCCCGAAGTGTCAGAGGTGGTACAGCCGAGGTATTAAATGGTGTACATTTAACGTCTGTAAGTAAGGTTTTGGAACCAACTGGTGAACCCATAGTTGAAGTTTATAGTTTTTTTGCTAATAATTGTAATAAAGTTAAACCGTTAGTTATGTCTGAACAGGTTAAAGGCGGGTTACAATTTATGGAAGCTCAAGTCAGTGCTGATGCCAATGCTGAAGTTGGTGATGCGATTGCTGAGGCGGCAGATATAAAGGACAAAGCTGATGCTGAAGCCGCTCGACAGAGTATAATACAAGCAACAGATAAATTGGATGAAATGTTAGGACCAATATATAAATAGGAGGAGTTATGACAGAGATGATTGTAGGGTCACAAAGCACCAAGGAATGGATAGAGGATCAGAAGAAAGCATGGGGCGATGTTTATAAGGTTACTGAAGCCGGAGTTGATTACTTTTATAGATCTGTTTCTAGAGCAGAGTATAAAGATATTAGACAGGAACTGGCAGTGTTAATGTCAGATAAAACCGATCCCAATGCCGATTTAGTAGCTGAGGAAAAGATAGTTAAAAAGTGTTTGCTTGCTCCTACTGATATAGATGCGATATTTAAAAAAGCTGGAATTGTATCTTTACTTGCGGCTCATATTTTTGAGGTTTCGGGTTTTCTTCAACCCAGTGAAGTCTCAGAACCGGAGAAATTGTGATTATGTATGGATGCCGAAATCAAAAAATGGAAGGAACTATATAAAGATGTTTTTAAAATTACTATTAGAGATGAAACATTTATATATAGAACGCTTAATGTTGGTGAGGCTATTAATGCGGTAAAAGCAATTCAACTCAATGATGGTAAAGGTTTGCAGGATGCAGCACTCAAAGCAGTGTTGCATCCTCTTTCTTTTTCTTATGATGGGAATCCTTTTGCTGGAGATGTTTTAATTGAAAAAATTGTAGAGTCATCGCCTATTTGTAGTAGAGATGGGTGTAAGGAATTAATTAAACAATCACACATTAATGTTAATTCATTTTATCACGATATCATGCATTGGCAATTGGGTGTGATGATGGTTTTTCCTGGTTATACATTAGATGTTTTATCTAATATGAGACCGGATAAATTTTTTGAGTTATTAGTAGTGGCGGAAAAAGTCTCGGGGAAACCAATAATTAATTATAATAAATTAGGAATGAATCAGAAAAATGTTGCTAATGCTAAGAAACGTGACCACACACCACAACATACAGAAACAAAACTACCAGAACATACAAAATTGACACATCAACAGATTATAGATGCTGCTATTAAAGCATCAGAAGACGATTTAAGACATCACATGCGAGAATAAAATGGGAATAGCAGAACAATATACAGATCCTTACGAACGACAAAAAGCAGACCAATATGGAGGCAAACCTCAGTCCGGTGTTGGTTCTGTTGTGGGTCCATTACTTAAAAACGTGGCGGTGTTTTGGATAGCACAACAGGCGCTGAAAATTCTACTTCCTGCTGCTGGGAAGGTTTTAGGCGGTATTGGTAGAGAAGTTGGTGCTTTTAAATTAGGCGGAACGCCAATAAGTGAAAGATTTGTACCGGCTGCAAATTATATAAAACAACTACGAACAACATTCTCTCCTGAAAATATGACCCGGACGTTTGGAAAGGGTGAGGGTGATCAATTATTTAAATGGAAAACTGATGTTGAAAAGAGTCATACGGATTGGGTTAAGAATTGGGATAGACGTCGCGACGAATTAAAATCTTTTAGAGGTTCACCGGATTATTTTTTTAAATCTTTAGAACAAAATTCTAAGGCATATTTAAGTTATAGTAGGGATCGCATTTCCAGTTTTTGGACTTCAGGTCATTTATCTCAACGTCTTGCTGGTAAGTTTTTAACAGCGGGCCCAAAATATATGGAGAATATGGCCGAATTCTATTTCATAGACCAATCTCTTCAATTATTTCATAAACAACCCAGGGGCGAAAAGCAACCTTCACTGTTAAACATACCCAAACAATTTCAGAATTATTTTAAATATAGTATGGAAATGTTACCAATTCAATTGTTAATTGATTCAGTTGGTCCGGTTTGGGGTTTAGCCAGAGAAGGATTGGTAAGTGCGGGTTCGTCTATATTCAACAAATTAAAATTTAGTAAATACGCGCCTAAAATAATCAAACCTGTAGATGAATTTGTAGGCAAACTAATAGCAACAGCAGAGGGATTGCATGAAGGTTATGGTTCATATAAAAAATTAATTAAAAAAAGAAGCGATTATGTTGATAAAGATTTTATACGAAAGAATATAGGAGAAGCTAGATCAGCTTTTCTTAAGAAATACAATGATAAAATACGCGATTTTAAAGATAGACGTGAAAACCCTTTTTATGAAATCACCAATTTAATCAAAACCGTATATGGTTCAGAACATATTCAGGGTCTCCCTGTTAGAAGCAAACAAAAACTAAGAGATAAAAAATCTGATGTTAGTAAAGAATATATACGGTCAAAAGTTGATATTATTAAAGAGGGTATGCTTTGGCCCTATAAAGACACACATAAAAGTTATTGGTTGCGCATGTTTTCTGCCAAAAAAGGTATTGCTGATAATGCCGACTTATTGAATAAACTTCAATCAGAAATAGGAGGTCTTAATCTTGGTGATAAATTTTTATCAGAAAAAAGACAAATACTTTCTGAAGTAAAAAAATTAGCCAAATCTGGTATGCCGGTTTTGGGAAAGAATTTTACCAATATTGGTGGTGATATTGTCAGCACGCACAATATAAATCCGTTTACTATTGGAAAACGGATATGGAATTATGCTGAAGAACACGGTCCAACTATTTTTGGTGTGAATCCTCTTACAGCTCTACATGTAGATACATGGCTTGATCCAAAAGCAACGAGTTTTGAGTACTTAAAAGGTGATAAGGATATTATAGGTATTAATGCCTTAAATACAGAACGTAATAAAGCTTTTACATCTGGTCTTCCAACGACTGGCAATAAAGGATATGGATATAATGTATCGGAAAGCGGAGAACTGATTTTTGGTGAAAGTGGTGGTTTGAAACTTGGTGGTCAGGTTTTTGTTGGAATTCAACCTAAAAAAGGCCAAATGAGTTATTTGCGCGTATATAAAAATCCTTATTTTAATAATACGGGAACAGCGTCAGGTCCACGAAGTCTTCTTAGTGACGTGTTTAAAAATATGATGGGTTTGCTCAGTACCCGTTATTCTAATAATTCTGAAAATTTTATTAGACGCGTTGAAAGTCTTTCCACTCAAGATGCCATAGAAAGTCTAAGTAAAAGACCTGGTGTTGCTAAAGTTATTAATTTTCTTCACGCTGACAATTTGGTAAAGAAAATTGGTAGTGATTGGACACCTAAGAATATTATAAATTTTTGGGATTTGCGTGGTGCTATAGGAAACGTGCATCGCGTTGGTGAAATTGCTCAAGGCGTATTTCAAAAATTTCATCAACCCAGCACAGATATTCAAGTTTCTCCTTATTTCTTTAGGGATATGATGGGTAGAGGCCGTCGCGGTGGTTTGTCGTTTTCAGAACAAAAAAGTTTATTAACTACTGCTGATACTATTCTTGCTACGTCCAATAGAGAGTTTAGTGAGATTTTAAAAGATAACTATACTTTGTCTCGTAATTTGTATGGTAAGGAATTACCGGGAACTCTTGAGGAAATGAATGTTGAACTAAAACGACTTCATGATTTTTCTGCTACAGCCGCAAAAGGTAATTTAATAGCGCAAGAATACAAAAGGACTGGCCTCGAACATATTTATCAGGGAATTCATACCACACATGATCTCTCACTTTTTTCTTCACCTGCGGGCCGCGCCAATGAAAAGCTAAGTGGTCGCGAACAACTAATGGAGTTGTTGTTGACTGAAAAATTTTTACAAAATGGGGAAAAAGATTTTGTAAAAACGTTTAATGATTCGGTTAAAACGCAAGTCAGAACTGGTGTTTTGAGTGAAGATGAAGCTGTTCATGCTCAATTATGGGGTGTGGAGAAAATTTTTAGAAATAAAACAGAGGGATATGGCGCGATAGGAATTGAGAGTCAAACTAAATTAGAACCCATAACCACGGATGCTATTAGATTTTTGAAGGATTATATTGAACCTATTAGTAAAGCTGGAATTAAAAATATAAATCCATGGACGCCTGTATTTGATCCTGGCAACATTTCGGGAACATCATTAATTGACACATCACCATCTCATCTATCTCTAACTCCATATGTAAATAGCGCTTTAACATTTAACTTCAAAGGAAAAAATGTTAATACGTCAGCAGTGGATACTATATCATCTGCTTTTGCTATGCGGTTTCAGCGGTTGAGCAGTTTTGTTTTGGGGTTGGATATAACTAAATATAAAACAGGTTTAAATTATTTAGTTGGCGGTGTGTTAAAGAATAGAATGATGCCTGCGGTTGTGGGGTTGTGGGGGTTGGATAAAATTAACACCTTTGGTTTTGATATGAATCCTCTTCTGTCCGGCTCTAGTCTGGACGAAGGTGTTGATGTATTTGCCGCAGAAAAAACAATACAAGCCCGTGTGGGGTTAGCTAAAGCATATGACGTCTTGGGAATAACAGAATCAGCTAAATACACAGAAGGTTTATTTCCAGGTCTTATTGACAGTCCGTTAATGCGGGGTGTGCGCGGTGCATTGCTGCCATTGATTGGTGGTGCGAAAATTGGTATGTCCGCGGGTGGTCCTGCTGGTGGTTTGTTGGGTATTAGCGTAGGGTTGACATTAGCAGGCCTTCAAGGGTTTGGCACGTTCGATTTAACCAAATCTGCGGCTGAATTGAAGGATATTTATAGTGGAAGAGAAGAGGTGCCGGTTAAAAGCGGAAGATGGTGGCCTATAAGCAGCACGCCATTTTCTGGCACGCGGATAAAATATTTCCGCCCACATGGCTTTGCTCGTTTAAAAAGTAAATACAGAGAAACACCAGAAACATACGGTTCGCCTTTAGAACAGTTTTTATTTGCGCCCATACCAGTTTTTGGTTTTAATCCCTTGGAGATGATATTTGATAGCGGTCATTATGAGAAGAGGAAGATGTACAGTTTTCCATATCCAGCGCGATCCATTCCGTTTGAAGACGTACCTATAGCTGGTACTATTCTGTCAGCGGCAGTGAGTCCAATATGGGGTGGTGGCAAAGGATATAGAAATGTTGATGTTGAAAATGCTATTCAAGGCTCTTCCGGTGGTAGTGGATTTGGCATATCTCAAGGTGGTGGGGGTTGGGCTGAAACAGCGTCATCTTCATCATTAAAATTTCAACCCGTTTCTGCTAATTCTTATGGTCAGATGTTGGATCAAAGCATTTATGGTGTTACGGAGATGATAGGTCTTCATGGTTTTATTGGTCAGACACTATCAGAAAAGTTGTTAGGATTTCAACAACCGTTTGATAGTCAATTAGTCATGGCCAATTCTGGTGAAATGTTTTCGGCGCGACGACAGTATTGGGATTTGAATTTAGGAGATCCCACGGGATTGGGTGAAATACCAAGACGATTCCTACCCAGACAAAGAAATTTAAATCTTTATAATCCCCTGACTAATGCCGTACCGAATTGGATGCCCGATGAGTGGAAAGTGGGTAGTAGCCTTGCAAAAATACCAGAAGCGGAATTTTTATTATCGGGTGAAGGATACCAGAGCGCTCACGATGTTTCTATAGACTTTCCCTATTCTGCGGAATTATTGGGTTTGCCACCCTCAGAAGTCGCAAGGGTTATGACGGGTTTGTATCAAAGAAACGGTTCTAAATTTTCTAAAAATAGTCTGTCTCGCGACAACCTTTCAATTAAAATAATGGCTAATATGTATGATCCCAGAAACAACATAAGTGGGTCGTCATCGTCAGTAATAAGTTCAGGTCCAGGCAAAATGACTGAAATTATAAAAAATATCGAAGATATGGGCCAATACAGTGGTGTGACTAACACCGACATATCCGAGACCAATTTTTATTTAAGACAGACGGGTTCTCCGGCTGGGCTACTGACTTATATGTATCAGGGCAAACCCATATCTTCAACACCTGTAAAATATTCACGAGAACGATATGAGTATGATATTGAAGCTGTTCAAAAAGGACGTTCTATAGCAAAAGAAATGCTTGATCGAGGCGTTGGTTTTAGTGGTGAGGGTTATTCTTATATTGATAGGTTAGATATTTTGGCCAATACGTCACCATACAGTGAAGAATTTCATCAAGTTGAGGGTATAGTTAAAAAACAAATAGAACATGGAGCTGATCTTCAAGACCGATTAGATAAGATTCAGAGAAAACGTGCGGCGATTATGAGATCTGGGGATACGTACTCATATCGTTTTAACATTGGTAAGATTTTAACACCAGATACAACATATAATAACACTAGCATGAACACTAATATTAAAGCTGCGGCTGATTACACGTTTACAGAAAGAATGATGGCGAGCGGCTGGGAAATGTTCGCTCATAGTAGTAATCCTATATCCGCAAAATTCATGAACATTAGATCTCCATTAGAAGCATATCAAAGAGATATGATTTATGGTAGGCAGATGAAGATGTGGAATCACCCTCTTTCGCATTGGGCTGATGCATATAGTCGGGGTTTTTTAAGTAAAACCAATCCTATTTCTGGAGCCGTAGCAGGTGCTACAGCAGGTACCATAGCTGGTGGTGCGGGGTTGGGTACATTTCTTGGCGGTGTTGGGGGTGGAATTTACGGAACAGTTCATGGTATATACAGATCAGTAACAAACACAACATATATCCCCGAATCGATAGAGAAAATTAGAAATACCAATGAGTTTTTTGATGTTTTAAAATATACTAAAAATAAGATGTTATATAATGAGACTCAGAACCCCGAATATGAATTAGAAGCACAAAATACTATGGTGGGACTTACACCTGATGATCTCACAGCAAAAGGATTTAGTAATTTTTTTAGAGCTTCTGGTAGTCAGGAACGGCCTTATTTAATGCAGTTTTTACAAGAAAAAGATGAGACTGAACGCGCGCGGATTCTCAATTATGTTCCTAAAAATGTAGGTGCTATATTAAGAGCAAAGTGGGGAAAGATGGATGGTGTGCAAGTTTATGTTAATAGAAGCGCCGATGTTACTCTACCTGACCAAAACTGGCAGGGTTATAACGCAGACGTTAATCTTGAAGATGTTAAACTGAAAGTTGTTGAACGCCAGGGTGCGGACGCGCATGATTATGGTTTGGGTTTTAAAGATCAGCAATTTAGAGTTCAAAATCAACCTTGGTTAAAAAATATAGCCATATCTATGGGGTCTAATGCTGAGACTAATCGGCAGACTGTATTACAAAGTGATAATACCGATTTAAGACGACAAATAGAGGAATTAGTTAGGTCGATGCGAGCTGATATAAAGTCAGTTTCTGTTACACCGGCGATGCGCAATACAGTAACTATTATTAATACGGATTGAGGTGATATTGTGTTTGGACATAAAGATCGTAGGGAAGAAAAATCAGACGTTGATTTTGCTGTGACATGGATGAGTGTATTGCCGGCGTACTATGTTGCGTCACATTGGTTGAGAAAACGTAGTCCTACAAAGCAAACACCTACACTAAAAACGTTTTTTCCCGAGATTTACCAAAGAGTTGGCGAACGCATAAAAGGCGCATTTGTTCCTAAACGACTTCAGACTGCCATGACTGTTGATGATTGTTTTGATGCGCTGCAACGTTTTCAGGATGAAGCTAAAGATAAACACCTTATGGCTTTGGCGTCTGATCAAGAAAAAGCTATTAAAACAATTGAAAAATTTATTCAAGTCAGAGAAAAAATAGGTGCGATAATTACACCACAAGAAATCAGAGACAGGTTAGCAAAATTACAGGAAACCAATCCCTTCGCATATGATAAGATTTGTGAAATTGCTTCATATGATACACTCACACACGGGAAAGTTGAAATACGGGATGTTGTTAGTAAAATGGAAGGCCAAGGGTTAGATGTAATTACTAACAGTCTTTCTTCTATGACTTCGGATTTGAAGTTTCTTTTAGATTCTCTGCCTATGCGGTCTAAGTTGTATAATGATTATGTTAAGAAAAAAATTGATGATCCGTTACTGACATTTGATCAGTTTTTAAAAACAAATCCTGATGTTGAAGAAGTTAAAATCTTGAATTCGGAATTAGACAAAATAAAAAAAGATAAAGTGTTTTTTTCTAAACAACCAATTACACCACCGAATTTTTTGCAGACGCCAATAAAAGACGCTAATGTTAAGAATAGAGTTCAACTTCGAGATTTTCTTGATGGTATGTTTAAAAATGTTAATACTTTTGTCGATGGTATGTATGGCAAAACAAGCAACTTTGCTTCTAAAATGGGGTTTAAGACGCATATTAAAACGCCTATTAATACAGTCGTCCAAAAAATTAATTCTTTTCGCGCCGATACCGGTGGACGTGTTAAAGGAAAATGGCATGTTAAAGGCGATATAATGCTTAAACAAGGAAGTATTAAAACTTTAAGATATACTGACGGATTTTCTATAAACTTTTCTATAGAATTTGCGGATAAATCCGGCGTATCTCGCAATATTGACATTGCCATTCCTTTAGACATAGACATGTATGGAAGATATGGCGATAAAATGCATCCTGATATTCCCGGTGTTTTGGCGGATAAATGCATTATGATTGAAGAGAATTTAGAACGAATAGTTAATGGTCATATATCACCATATGCGGCAGGATTAAAACAGATAACTGACACCACAATTATTGGTTCGATGATAAATAAAGATTTTCAAAAATTAATGGACAGATCCGTAGGTCAATTTATCGCGGTTTCGACACCAGAACGCCAAATTCGTTTCGCTGCACTTAAAGCCAATACTATGTATAAGACATTTGGCGAGCGTTTGAATCCAGGTATAGAAGCTATAGCCAAAATCAACAATTCTACTGTTTTAAAATTTGTTAAGTCTTCACATAGTGGTATAGGTACAAGTATTGTCACTGTTGTGTCGGAGAAAGGTAAATGGCGAGTTGATAAAGTAGAAAAATACCAAGGCGGCGGCGCAAATATAGACCGGAATATAACTAAAGACACAATTTTTATTACCTCACGCGGTCAACGCGATATGTTTAAAATTAAAGAAATTTATGGTAAACAAATTGCCGCCGAAGGTAAGAATGTTATACACTTATCAGACATATCTAAAGCCGATCCCACATCATCATTACTGAATATTGACAACACCATATCTTCGCCTTTGGATGCATATGTAGGTAAGACATCAAGACTAACTAAGTACATCAAAACACATTATAAAAAACAATCACAAATCATAGAAGATTTTATTCAAACTGCAAATATGGATATAACAGATTTTAAAATAACTACAATTCCTAAAGATGTGATGTCATTTATTCTCTACACACAAGCTGCAGCGCAAGGTGTTTTTTCCGGGGCCAAAACTAAAACTGAAATAGTAGATATATTGGATGGTATAGTTATTAATAATAGATTTAGTGGTGAATCCGTTCATCTCAGTATTGGTGCAGTTACACCATCGGCTATGGGAAAGGGTGGACGAACATTTGAAGCAGTGCCAAATATTAATGTTTTATTACCAAGATCGGGTCAGAAAGCTCATGCGTTGAAAATTAATAACTTTAATCCTTTATTTGGTCATCACGATTTTAATGTTTCTAATATAAAAAAAGGATTTAAACTTTCAACGCCATATTTAAGAGAATTAAAAGATATTAATGATATGTCAGTCTCGATAAATGTTGTGGCTGGTATTGGTGACACCGAGGCAAGTGCTATTATTAATGATAAAATTCGCAATCTTCAAACACAAACACCAGTTTTGGGAACGCTTACAGTAGATAGGTTTTCACTTAATGTTGCTTCCGATATTAATGGTAATACTGAACTATTAAAAAATAGAATATTTAAACATGGTGATGTTATAGGTTATGATGCTGTGAATCGCCCGATAAAAAACGAATACGGTTTGATTCAAATAACTGATGCTAGGTCTGGCCCCGGTGGTATGGAATTATCGTTTCATGTCCTATCTTCACCATCTTATGGTCTCATAGTGGACACGGGTCAGAAATTATCATTTAAAAGAGGTGAAATAGGGAACGAGTTTGTTGATATGGTGGCGGGAAAGGGTATACCAGCCAATAACCCCATCGCGCAGTCTCTGTCATTTCTTAACACGTTGAATTTTCGTGGTGGCGGTGGTTATTTAAAAACCGCTATCGACAAAAAAGCAAATTTGCGGCGCTATATTCAATATGAACAAGCCGGCGGCGAGTTTGTTTTTAAAGTAAATGACAGGGAATTGCTTAAGACCGAATTAGGCGGAATTTCTCAAAATATGAATTTTGATCGTAAGTCATTTTTTCAGGAAATAAGAAATGTATTTACTGAAAATGGTTTGACCATGGGCCGAGCGATGCGTATGGATCAAGGGTATATTAATAATAATGGTGATATTTTGAGTTTGAGAAGCATCAAGAATGACATCAGAGAACGAATAAAAATGTTGGTTGATATTTACAGTAAAGACAAAGCCACACCAAGAAAAGAAGGTGTTAATTATTTGGCGCGTTGGATTGGCGATGTCACGACTCTACCTGATAAATTATCAACTTTAATTCAAAAATTAAATGGTATTGAAAACGGCAGTTACTCCGAACAGAGAAAGGTAATTGATGAAGTTTTACAATTTTTTGATCCCATTCCATCGTTTTTAGAAAAAACAAACTATGGATGGGGTATAGCTACAAAACAAAAGATGTTAATTCAACCCGCGACTATGGAAGATACTGTAATAAACAATTGGGGTTATAAACGATTTAGTTTCAACACATTTGAAACACTGCGTTTATATGAAGGTGGTAGTGCTGTAGATGAGTACATGCACAATAAACTCTACAAAAACAATGAACAATTATTTGGCCGTATTATCAGGCAAAATAAAATATTCAGTCTTAGTACCGAAATAATGGAAGTTGAAGCTGCCAAAAACAGAAATATTTTGAATTTGCGGAAAGTCATGCAATCTCAGGACTTAGTTAGATCAAAAATAGACAGGTTGTTGGATGCTATGATCAATCCCAAAATCCAAGAAAAATATGATGAGTTGATTAAACGTGGTGCCGTACTTGTAGAAAAACGTGGTCTTGCGCACGTTGCTATCAAACCCCGAGATATAGATAAATACAAAGAAGAGGGTTGGACTGTCAAAGAACTGACTATGACAAATATGCCCGATACAGAAAAATTGAAATTAGCGAGAATTATTCCAAATGAGTATGCTGAATTTTTTATAAAAAATCCAATATCGGGATGGATTGGGGTTGATAAGAATGTAGATGTTGCCGACATTTCTGGTAAAATGCAGAAACTGCGTACTCTTTTTATGGAAGGCGGTGATATTATTCCCGTTGAGGGCACTAAAGGACGTTTGGCATTTATTGGAGACGGTTCTACAGCAATATTGAATTTGATGAATAAGATTCGGGCAAGTATTGAACCAACGACAAGAGAATGGGTAATCGCGCATGAAAGAATGATGAAATCTGCGGGTGATATTGCGCCAGCATCGCGATACATCACCGCACCCGGTATGAGTTTAACTCTTAGACCTGGGGCTGCATATTTAGGCGGAAAGACATTTAACCCATCAACTACTACTATGGCTTTGGAAATGTTGGTAAGTAATGAAGGTTTTGCTTCTGCTAAAAACTTAATTAGAGATGAATTTTGGAGTATGAGTCCAGAACAACAAAAAACATTTTTGGATAGTAAATACAAGTATGCTATGGATCATTTCAATTTTACCAAAACCGAACAAAATTTATTACCAAATCAACAAAAATTGACAATGCACCCTCTTATAGAATCTATAGATCGATTAAAACAAAATGAATTTATAAATGACATGCGCATTTTAAAACGCGAACTTAATTCTGGTCACATTGATAGTGCTTTTGACATGTATTTATCTAATGTTGAAAAAGGATTTTTGTCAGTGTCAGCTTTGGGAAGTAAATCTCCTCACTCTGAAAAAACAGGCGCTGTTTTTGGTGAGTTGTTTTTTAGAGAAGGTGTATCTAAAGGAACAGTTGCTATATCTCCATATCTTAGATATGCGTTTAAAAAAGACTTCGATTCTGATGAACTGCAAATAATTTTAGGGCAAGAAATGGGTTTAAAAGCAACGAAAATAAACGAAATAGGTATGTATCATAAGACACCCTATCTCTTGCTTGCTAATGAATTAGAAACATTTGCTAATCCTGAAGCTAAAGCAGCGTTGAAAAAAGGTGAAGTTTTTGTTTATAATACAAAAAAACGGACTTTTGAGTTTATGAAGGCCTCAACCTACACCGGAAGCCTTAGTGAATATGCCGTAGAAATGCCCGATGCTATGGAAATGGCTAGACGTGCTTTTGGTATTAAAGAAGGCGCACCCAAAGCACATAAAGTATCACGAACTGTTTATGCTGAGATGGGATTAGAATATGAAAGACTTCGCACCAAACACCCTAAACTCGATGATGCTTTAAGAAGTAGTGAAGATGAGTTAACAAAACAAATTTTATTGGTGACGGAATTACCACTAAAAGCAAAAAATGCTAAACAGTATTTTGATATGAGTGCTTTAGAACAAATTATTGAAAATATAACCGATGAAAAAACATATAGAAAATTAGAAAATAATATAGGTAAAGGTCAATTTCCGGGTCTAGAGTCTTGGATAGAACAAAATATAAAAGTGGAAGATCATATGTTGTTAGGTGCATGGGCTAAAGCTGGTCGTATAATACCTAATAATGGCATGATTTCTCAACTTGAATTATATAGAGGCGCTAAATTTGGTGTAAAAGAAGATAAAAATATTCGTTATTTAACTGATTATCTTAAAAAAGAAAAATTTGCGAATTTATCTAAAAATGTATTGCAAGGCAATATACCGATTCAGGACCTACCTTCTGAGTTAGCGCGAATGTTTCAGGAAGGCGTAGAGAGTATGAAACCGCCTCGAAATAGTATGGGTTTAGCATTTAGAGAGACAATGGGTAAGAACATGGCAGAAGATGCCAGCAAATACGCCAGGGGTGGGTTGAAGGTTGTAGGGGGGTTGTTGTTAGCATCAATGTTTTTTCCCAATCAGAGCAGGTTTTTGGGTCACATGCCGGGCCGAGGCGGAGAATATTACGATTGGAGTTTTACTAAAGATGAATCAAAATGGCAACAGCAAATGGAGTCACCGCTGAATGCCGATAATGGATTTTCGCAACCCGATACCCATATCACACTTTTTGACCCCATGGAAAGTGAAAGGCAGACGCGTGTATACGCGCGAAAAACAAAATTTTTAAGACCTGTGTATAAAAGTCAGGATCGTATAGGTCATAAGTCTTCAACGTTTAACTTTTAACGGACTTTAAGTATATAATATAACATGGGATTTAATATAGTTATAAGAGTGTCATATAAAGGTGATATTAATAATTTGTCAAAAGCTATTAAACAAATGATTGAATCCAATACTGGTGCGGGCGCACAGTTTTTGGTTTATGATCAGAGAACTAAAATGATTAAACAAAAAAATAATACGGAAGAAATATATAGGAAGTTAAAATAATGGTTGCTAAGACAACAGTAGAAAACCCAGGTTTTGCTTTGGCGTCTGCTAATACACTAAATACATACGCTGGTTTCATTAGTACCATGGAAGATGTTTATGTTGCTAATGGTATGGTTTCGGCTGTTAAAGGCACAACATTTTCTGTAAAACTCAGTCATCGCAATGAACCTATTAAAATTACCCTTGATGGGGTTAGTTCTGAGATTGATTTGTCATCTAAATTTGCACAATACATAGGTCAAACTGTAACTGTTTTAGTTAAAAAAGATGTGTATAAAACAGGTGTTTTATTTTTACCCGAGAGAGAGTGTATTAACGATGATGCAATAACAAAAAATGGGGCTGGACTTATACCATCACAGAATTCACTGTTTAAAAAGGCATATTTATCAGCAAAACGGACTGAGGTAAGCACTGGAATTTCCAAATATGAGAAAGATGGATGGGTTGATGAAAGTGGTAAGTCCAAACCCGGAGCCTGCCAAATAGGGTTTTTGTGGTTATACGTCCCTCCGCAAGACATTAAGTGTATTCACGCTAATGTCAATCAAACCATATCCACTATTAGAACACCCGGTAATCCCAAACTAAAAACCGGTCAAGAAGAGATGCGTATTGAAATGTCTCTTATTTTTCCCTCTCTTGATGATATAAATAGAAGACTCAGACCCCTAATAGCCCAATTTATACGTTCACCGTTTCTTCCCATTGAGAATGAACATATAAGAGGATTTGCGTATCCCGATGTACAGTGGTCAATGAAGGGCTCAGGAAACACCAATTTTAATCAAAAAGAAAGAAGTGTAGATATTAACAATCCCGACAGTTTTATCAATGAGACCACAGAATATCAAAAGAAAATAAATAAAGCTGTTACCACTCAATCTAAAAATACTGAAACTAATATTGATGAAAATAGCAAAGACATGGAATTGTATAGGGAAGCCGTTAAAACTCTTACCGAACTCAAAACTGAACTCAATGGCTATTTTAAATCAAAAAAACTCACAAATTCTATTAGTTTGTATGATAGGTTACTTATCATACCACCAAAATTAGATGTGTGTGAAATGAGTAACAGTATTTCCGAGTATAAACTTGTAACAACAAATTTTAAAACATTTCTTAAAAATTATGGAAGTAAAACAGCAAAAGATGTAAAAAACCAAATTTTGGTATTATTAAATTGTATTTCGTCTTCACTTAGTCACTATAATGATATTTTAAAAGGTTTGAACATAAAATCAAAAAACTTCATAAAAAATATACAAACAAAAGAACAAATTAAAAACAAATATACTAAACATGCTGGTGATATGTACGCGGATAATACACTTGTAGTAGCTTTGCGTGACCTGACGTTATCGACAATGCCAGGTTATCCTGAAGCTCTACAGTGCCATTTAGTTCTGACAATTTTTAATTATGATCCATATTCAAGGGATTTTGCATTTTTAGGGGATTTTGATAGTGTTGTTCGTCAAATTGAATGTATATCTCAGACTCGAAATATGAGGTATCCAGATTTTGAAGATAATCTCATAAAAAATGATAAACCTGTTTTAGCGCCACTAGATCAACAGGAAATGCAAATAACTCATAATATAAGTGAATGCATGCCTTTTATTGAATATGTTGCGCCATTGCTGACTGGTAAAGGTACAGACATTACATGTAACCCTAAATTTAATTTAAGAGATAAACCTTCTGCAACTATAAGTGAACGTACAATTCGTTTTGCCGCACCATCAAATTATCTCCATTCTATTTCTCAAGCTGAAGCATTTCAGCGATTTGATTTGCGGTATGAAATGACAGAAAATAACATAGAATATCAGGCTTTACTGGATTCAATAGTTAGTAGAACCAGTAGTGAACTCTATGCTGAGTTATTGTCACGGCTTCAACAATCATATAGTCTTACACAAGTCGGTATGGATTCATTGTTTGAATTTGTCAAGATATTTTATAGTTATTGTTCATTTCAATGGTTGAGTACACAAAAAGAAGTAATGCTAGAGGGTTTGTCAAGTAGTGATGTTAAGGTTGATTTTATTATAAATCCTTTTTATAAGGGTATGCCAGAGACCTTTACAACTGTTGGTAAACTCTATGCGTGGTTACAAACACATGGTTACGCCGATGTTTTAGAAAGTGCAAAAACAGCTATTGAGTTACAGACACGATCTAATAGGGGTTTGCAGAACATATATAATTTTTCTATTAGAAATTCTCGCGATTTAGTTATTAACGGTATCACGGCTTCATATAGTACAAAACTTGCTACGGTTCCGGTTGTTGGATACAGAATACCAACTCTACAGTATATGGGTCGAAATGATTGGTATATTAATATTAACCTTCAGACATCAAATTTTTTCTTTATTCGCGCTTTTAGAAGTTTAATGGAAATTGCGGCCAGGAGCAGAATATTAAGAAACAAAACACAGAAAATGTATTTTATCGCCGAATCCAACGCCGCAGAATTTAGTCCCGAACTTTCTGAGAATACTGTAGATCCCTCTAATGGACTTACAGCGTTTTTAGGTATAAGAAATGTTCTTTTTGATAATTGCACATACGAAACAATTAAAGATAAACCGGGTTGGTGGAATGTAAATATTACTATGGTTCAGGCAGATCTACCACTTCTAAGTTATGAAAGTCTTTTGCCTATGAATCAGTACGATGCCGGTGTCTTACAAGATATAGATTTGAATTTGAAAAAAATGACGCAGAAGTTTAGACGCAATCAAGAAGACCCGGCAACGTTTCGATATAAATATTTTTATCCCGCAATAACGTCTTTTGTGAAAGGGTATTTAAAATATGTTTTGGGTGATATCGATAGTGCCGAATCCTTGATATCGGATTTAGGCGATGGAAATCTTCTTGATAAAGTATTGGCGATGAATAATATGTCTCAGAAACGGTTTACATCATTTTTATATGGTGTGTTAAAAACAAAAGGTGTGATTGATAAGAATGTTGTATATAATGAAGGAAAAGATTCTATTACCACACCAGTTGGAACATTTACAAGGAATAAATTAGGTATATTTGGTAGATCTTCAACAAGACAAGATTTATCTTTTGCGCAAGATGTTATTAGGAGTATCCAACCAGTAACAGGTTTTGCGCCAGTTCCATCAAATATTCAAAAAAGTGTAGATATTATATCAAGAATGTCTGGAGATATAAGATTACTTCACACAGGATTAGGTGTAAATGTTGAAAATGCATTTGCTATGATGTTTTCTAAATGTTTGCGCGACTTATCTGTTAAATACGTATCAATAGCGCCTACGGAGTGTTTAAAATTTTTAAAATCGTGTGGTAGTTCGTGGCGCGAAGAAAATTTGCGGCCCCAACACATGTTGCCGAGTTCAGTCAATCAAAATCAAGAAGCTATGCAATTATATAGCAATCACCCTGATTTATCTCTACCATATTCAGCTAATAATTTTTTGACTGTACCAGCAGATTTCTTTTTCCAAAAAAATATAATTCAATACGATTCCGAACAAATAAATGAGAAATTTAAATCTATAGAAACAATGATGAATAATATTTGGAAATCTGAATTAATCGAAGGCGCGTGCATGGTTGCTAATCCCGAATATGCTAAACTTATTTCCGATTATCCTCTGACTGCAACCGGTAGTGATTATGCGAATTGGATTAAATATAAATGGATGCAATTTCCAGATCCTCGTAGTTCAACTGGCGCAAAAACATCTGGGGTAGTTTTAAAAGATGCTGCGGATAGGATTAAATTATTTAAACATGTTAAAGGTAATGTTTATATTAAAAGTGAACCCAATGTTGATTTTTTAAAAGAAAAAGTTCCGGCTGTATATAATCTATGGTATAAAAATATTCAGCATCTATCATTTGAAAGAAAAATGGAAATGTGTTCAAATTTAAGTGAATTTGCCAAACGTCAAGCCGTGATAATGCAGGCGATGATTGTTGCTGGTGGTTATTTAAATTTGGTAGAGAGTAGAAAAAATCATATGGAAACCAATAGCACTAAAGCTATGGGTTTATCATTAGATAAATTAACACAAATTACTACGGAAAAATTTAATCAGATTTGGGCTGCTTCATATGAAACCGATAATTCACTTTTGGGTTCGGTAACGCCATGGTCATTGGCAGTGATTGATGACGTTAAACACCGTATTAAGGAATCCTATACTAATTATTGTGCGCGAGACAATACCTTGACCATGGAACGTGCTTTTCCCACATTTAAACTCTTTTTTATTGAAGAAGATGCACACGAATGGGGCGCATTTGATGACTACTATATGTATAATGCCGTATCCAGTGTTGATGTAATAGATTCATCTAAATCAGCTGGTGCTGTTGCTAGTATTGTCTTAAGTAACATGTCAGGCAACTTATCTGATCCCTATTCAGTCTATGCAAGAGAAACACAATTTGCTAAGGATAATGCTGGTACAATTCAATCCGTAGAACAAACACAACAGGAACAAATACTAGCCACACTTTTTTTACGTGAAGGTGTGACGATAATGATTAAAGCTGGTTATAGTTCTAATGTCGATGATCTTGATACTATATTTATGGGTAAAGTTGTATCTGTATCACCTGGTGAACAGGTTAACATAGTAGCGCATGGTTTTGGTGCGGAATTACTTGAGGTTGTTAACAAAGGTATAGAACAAAAATTAGGTTGTTCCAGTCCAGCTCGTAGTCAAGGTGATGTTGTATTATGGGCTGGCGGAACCCTGACAGGATTAGAACATTTTGGGTTACCTAATGTGTTTGAGAAATTAGGTTTACGCGGTTCTCCACATGGTGATATTTTACTGTCTCCGCAAAAATGGAGAAATGCGGATATTTATAAGGATATATTTCATCCTGTTTTTGATTTGTATTTTAAATTTGGTGTATTTGATCCTAGATATGAGAATATTTATCTGCCTTATACGAAAATGTCTTTAGGGTTTTGGGGTCGTTTTGTTAATGCTCTTGTACCGTATGAAAAAAATTTAACTAAAGTTGCGACGCGTGTAGCCATGGCTATTGCTATTGTTGCTTTTTGTATATTAGTACCCGGAGTTGGTGTTGGTGTTATAACTAGCATATACGGATTAAGTTTTGCTGCAGGTTTTACGACAACCACTCTCGCATTAACTAGTTTAAATGCATGGGTCTATGGTGTTGCCATTTTAGGTAGTTATTTGGGTATAGGTGCAATAGACGCTTTAGCAGGTGGTAATTATGGTGAATTAGGTGCTATAACATATGATTGGCTTATAGAAAAAAATAAAACAATGTTTGATTTACTTCAGGAAATATGTTTGTATTGGGAAGATTATATAGTTACTGTATTACCATATAACCAAAATCTACCCGGACAAATGCGACAAACAATTTATGTTGGTCCTAGGAATGGTTTGTATAAATACACAGATGTTTTTGATTCGAGTACAGATTTTTCAGATTTTATAAAACGTCTGCAACACGGAAAAAGCGCAGATCCCAGACTCGATGATAATGAAACATTACAAGAAGCATATGATAAAAAATCTGAATTAGAAAATGATGTGGTTGCGGCTAGAACTGATTTATTAGAAGTAGAAAAGGATACTTCAATATCAAATTATGATGAACAAGTATCAAAAGCAAGAAAAGATGTTGTAGATAAAGAACGACTATATCAACTAAAAGAACAAAAACTCGCGGGTTATGATTATAAAACCGCTGATGAACAACAATATAATATTAATAATGCTTTGGTGATGTTGGCGATAAATAATCCCGGTGATATGTATACGACATCATCATATACAGATGCAAAAGGGAAACCTCAAACTTCTGTAACAAAACAAGTTGGATATATGCCTGTCGTAAATTATCATTCGCTTACAAGTTTTAATCATATTATTGAAAACAATATCAGAGCAACATCCGAAGAACTGTATAACCATGTTATTTTACAATATAGTGAAGATCCTGGCGATACAATGAAGTATACTAAAGAGTTTTTTGCCGATGACAATATTCGTGGCGGAAATTTGCGCACGTACACAACTGAAGCCACTAATGTTGATCCTATGAGTTTTCCCATAACACCAGCAGATGTTGATGTATGGATGGAAACACATCTTCGTTTAGGTGCGAAACCCACACTGCCGCGTGGATATATGGTGGGTTACAATGTTCTGGCGCGAATGATGAGACCTATGTATAGAGGTGAAATTAAGGTTATAGGCATGCCGCAAATACATCCCTTTGACGTTTGTTTATTAGAGGATTACGCCAATGAAATGATAGGTCCATTTGAAGTTGAGACAATACATCATCACTTTGACCAAGACGGTTTTACCACTGCCATTACTCCTAATGCTATAGTTGCTTACCAACATCCGGGCAAAACTTTAGAGTTATACATTCAAAATAGTTTTAGTCTTCCCTATGTGGGAAAACTCAGAAGTTTTGGTACTGTTAGAGCCGCTGCCGGTGGTGCCGCAGCAACAGTTGCGACACTTGGTGTGGGTGCGATGAAACTGGCAAGTTCAGCAGCGGCCACAATAGGCATGTCAAGCGCTTGGCTTGCTGTTCCTGTTGGACTGGCCGCTAGTTTTTTCACTGCTAAAGCAGCCGCCGGTATTTGGTGTTGGGGTTTGGGTAAGGCCATGGGTAGAGACATTATTCACGTATCAGGCTTATGGTATAAAAATCAACCCTATGTTGCGGGTTTAGAAGGTGCGTATAAGGACGATATTACTGTACATATGTTAGATAATATATCAAGACTTGCCGATTACTCAAGAGAAATTGGAAATATTATGAATAATATCGGAGGCGAGTAATGTCAAGAATTATATCTTTAAAAGAAAATGAATATGAAATTATTTATCCTGAACCTACGGTCGGTAGGGATTATGATATAGTTATAAAAATTCTTGATGTTAATAAAATCAAAGATGTCGCAAATATGAATGCTAGTATTTTTGCTATAGTTGCATATTCATATGGTGTTGTTGATACAACTATAAAATCTTCAGACTATGAGTGTTTGCTAATATATCAAGACAATAATAGAGCGTATTATCCGGTTGCAATTTTTAATAGACGCGCTGAAACTGTTTTATCAAATACCGACCCATCTCTACCAACTAAAGAACGACAAGTTTTTGATCCTAAAGTTGGCAAAGAATACAGAGGTATACAGAGTCGGGATGGAACAAAAGCGGTGTATGTATCTGATGCTGTTGTTGAAATAACAGCGGGTAAAACTAAATTAGGTATATCCGAATCCAGTATAATTATTGATGGACCAGTTATAGAATACAACATGCCCAGTAAGTCTCAAGGTGGATTGTTCAAAGAAACAGGTATTTTAAGATTATTACCTAAATGTTTTTTACCACCTTTTGCTATACCCGATTACTTGCCCGATGTTGTATTTATGGGTAGAGTTGCAAATACAATGAAAATCATTAAAGATGCGTTGAAGGTTTTATAAGAGGTGTATTATGTATGAAGGCGATTTAGGTGTTGATGAAAGTGTTAATTTTTTATTAGAAAACGGTGATTTTGTTGTAACAGGTTCTGATAAACAACTTATTATCATGGCATTTCAGACATCAAGAGGGTCTTGGAATGAATATCCAACATTTGGTGTTGGTTTTAATCTTGTTTATGGTGCTTTTGGTCAAGAAATAGGTCAACAGATATCGGATTTAAAAAAGAGATTGAATTTGTTTATGATGGATTATGGTATATTGTTTGATTATGAATTTACTATTATTGATAAAGAAACCGCTGATTTCACATTTTCAGTTTTAAATAGTGATGTAGTCGCTGATATGTCATTCGCATATAATTTTGAATTGGGTGTGTTTACATTTATAGAATCTATAGTTGATAACACAAATACCGTGGTTTCGCAACCCCTGACAAAAAATAGGTATTTGAGGAGAAAAAATGGATAAATCCGATATTTTTGTAAGATTAAGTGATCAAATCAGAACCGATACTAACAATAAACTAAGAAATTTTTCACAGGGATCATTGGCAAGAGCAAACCTTAAAGCCAATATTGATTTGATTGATGAATATAGTGGTGAAGTCGATACCAAGTTATTTCAATCGCACCTGTCCACAGCAACTGGTGAAAATTTAGATGAGTTGATAAAATTTTTAGGTATTGATAGTAGAAAACAAGCAACTTTTTCCACAAGTCAACTTGTAATTACAATAGATCCATTGAGTGGTCAAACAGTTGAAACATTAAAAGATATTATAGAGGAAAAATCAGGAACAAGACCTGATGACATAAAAATTATAGCTGATACCGAATTCACTAATGAAACCAACACCATTTTCTTTTCCGCTGTTAGTGATGTTTCATTATTAGATTCAGGGGTTGCCGTTGAAATATTATCACAAAATAATGGCAGTTATGGTAATACCGGTGCCGGTACCATAACTAAATTTTCTATGATTCCTCCGGAACTGTCTTATATTAGTGAATATTTAATAATTACTAATCCCATAGCCATAGACAATGCCAGCGATGACGAAAGTGACGACAATCTCAGATACAGAGGATTTAATGCGTTTCAAGCTCAAGGCGGTGGTAATTTAATAGCCATAAGACTTGCGGCGTTGGGTGTGCCAGGAGTCGCAGATGTAATATTGAAACCTCTAGCTTATGGTTTAAGCACTATAGGTGTTTTTGTTATGTCCCAATCACCTATTGTATCTGAAGGTTTACTTGGTGCTGTTCGGGAAGCCACATCAAGAGTAGAATCCGGCGGAAACACTGTTGTTGTTTCTTCGCCAGATTATATAGCAATTAAACTTAAATTGTTTTTAGAGTTTAAATCCGGTGTATCAGACACTGATAAAAATGGTGTTGTTGATATTGTCTTAAAAAATGTAACAGCGTATATCAACAGTCTTCGTGTTGAAGAAGAATTTTTGCCACAACAAATTACAAATATCGCGTATAATGCAACTAATACGGTTAAAAAAGCGACTATATTAGAAATAGGCAGTGGTGATTATAACAAAGATAATGGATTGGTTGATTACTATACCGAATGTATGATATCACGTCTTTTGCCTGGTGTCAACGCTAAGTTTGTTAGTAATAGTAAATTATTAACAGTTTGTTGGTAAAGGAGTTGTTTATGTTTAAATCAAAATATATAGAACGGTTGTTCTCGGGGTTTCCTAAGAATTTTGCTTTTACCACAGATAAAAACGATCCAATGTTTATTTTTACTAATACTATTTCTTTTTTTGCTGGTTTATTGCATAAAAAACAATTAGATAAAGCAGACAATCTCTCTATTGATCGAGCTAATCCCATAACACCTTCGGGGTGTTATGAATTATCAGTAACAAATCCTGAAAATATAGAGTTTGAATCTATAGATGATAACCCCACACTACTTAAAAAGACAGAAGCCGAGTTTGTAGAAAATGAATTTACGGGGTTAGAGTATGTTTCCACCATAACACCATCTGGTGTCATGGGAAGTGGAATAGTGGGGATATCTTTTGCTTATGATGCCGATGGGAGCGAGTTTCATCTGACTTTTGATGGTGATTATTATATTCACAATTATTATCTAAATGAGGAAGATTATATAGATCCATCTATAACATTTGACAATGAACCCGAACATAATGAAACAAATATTATAGAACAAAAATATGAAAATACGGGTTTTGATGAATATTTACATATAGTAAATGAATTAGTAACATTAGTTGATTCTGACGATGATGATATGAGTTTGGTTTATGCTGGCCCATCAGGTATTAATTCATATTTATTTGATATCACTCAAGTCTATAATGTTTCAGAGACCATCAATGATTATATATTTGTTAATGATATATGGGGACCTTATAAAGTTGTTAGTGCTTGGTCTTGTAACACCAATCAGTGGTTGTTAACCCTAGATGCGGCGTTAGACCCTCATATTATCGCATCTACCGCGTTTATTCTCAAAGGGTATAGGAAGACAGCTGTATTGGCTCACACACCTATAGAAAACGAAACTGTAGATGTTATAGATGTTTTGAATCTGCAAACTCCTGGTGTTGATGATGCTAGTGGTAGAATTGTTAATATTGAGGATTATAGAGTAGTCGATGATAAGATTATATTTAATCTTACTCGTTCAGATTATAATCCTGATTCTGTTATTACTGTATTTAATGATAATGGACTACCTACAACTACATATTCAAATACAAATTATCAACCTGACGAATCATTTTCATCAACATATATATGTGAATATAAGTATAGATTAGATGGTAAGCCCAAATATTTGACTGAAACTGTGTCAAGACATAATTTGTGTTGTAAAAGTACGACAGTATTTAGCACGTAAAGTTAAAAATTGTCCGTCTTTGGAGATATAATATATTATGGAATACGCTCAAACAATTGCAGGTGCTTTTGCTGAATCGTCTTTAGTATTAAGACCAGGTAGTGTTTGTTCTGTAAACATTGTCTATCTCGTAACATCGGAGGTGGAATGGGATTCATCTACTGAATATACACATACATACAATGGGTTTATGGATAAGTACAGTGTTAAATCAACGTCAAATCTTGATTATGATAAAATATTGTCTCGGAGTGATACATTAAATACAACTACTCTTATAATTGAACCTATGGATATAGGAATAATTGATATTACAATTTATTCTTATATGAATGTTACTGCGGATGTTGTGTCGAGGCCGGCGTTTTATAAAGATGGTTTAACAACAAATACAGATTATTATAAAGACTATGAAGTGATTGATGGGATGGTTTATCCTAAAACTATTATTCCTTATACTTCAGTTATTGGTGATATAGAAGACATTGAAATATCATTTTATAGTGTTGATTTTGACAGATTAAATACTGGTATTGCAATTTTAGATGGGTTGTCTTGTAGTATTACCAATGATGGGTTTTTAACGTATAATGGTGACGGTCAATATGTGTTAAAATCTGGTAAAGAACGTGTTCTAATACCAGGAGATTGCGGTATAGATAAACAGTATATTATTAGGGAAGTTTTAAGTGATTATGAATTATACATAATTAATCCGCGCTGGATATCTGGTGTTACCGAAGCCATGGGTGTGATTGTGTATGATGAATATTTATTATTATTGACAGACAATGGTTTATATGTTATTGATTTGTTAGGTAATGTCGATGAGTATAAATTTCATTATCCATCTATAAAAGGTACGGATTTGACATACGCAGTAGATGATTGTATATATGTTGCTAATGGTTATAATGTGGACAAATACAAGATGCGACACGACTTGTGTATGATTGACAATAATAATAAAAAAATATATTTTAGAGAAAAGAATCCTCATGTAAAGGTGCGGGAATGAACAAAAAACCATCAAAAAAATTTTTAAAACTCGAACGAAAAATCAAGACTTTATATAAAGCCGTGTCTGTAAAAGATCGAATTGGTTTTATCAAAAATGTTAAAATTGTATTAGGTGGTAGAAATGATTAAAACCGAATTGGATTTAACACAAATGGTTGAAAAACAGATTTGGAACGCTTGGGATGAAATGGCTGTATACAAGAGTCTGACGCGGCGACCACATGAACATAATTTAAAATTAAGATTACGTACACTTGCGGCTAAAGAATATGGTACAAACATACAGGGTATGATTAATGCGCTGTCGGATGCTTTTGATGCGGATAAGTATGTTGTTAGTGATAAAAAATTTTATTATTTAGTCAATATACCTCTTTCTCCTGATGCTTATGAAAAAATTAATATTAAAAATAAACCTGAATATGAACCTGTTGTTGTTACATATACTATAGATAGTGTTGATACGGTGTTGACGTTTACGGATGAAACCGGAAATGCTAATGATACAACGAATAATTTGGTAAAATCTGTGGTCGCAGATTCATTCACAAGTTTTACACTTTGGCGAAATTTTAATGGTGAATTTGAACGATTCATTGAAGTCTCTGTAGTACCAGATTCATTTTCTGTAGAATATTCTTATGTTGAAAATGGTGTAGTAATTAGGATTTTAGAACAACATACGAGATTAGCACGCGCGGCGACAGGTGAAATTGAAGTTGTAGATGCTGAATAAAAGGAGGATAAATGTCAATAAAAGTTCTACCGGATGGTTGGTTTACAGACAATAACATAAGTGAATATAGAAGATTAGCAAGTTTAATTCCTAAAGGCGGAACTCTTGTTGAAATAGGTGTATGGAAAGGCCGAAGTTTATGTTCAGTTGCTGACATCATCAAATCGCGCAATATCAGGGTTATAGCTATAGATACATTCGATGGAACTGAGACTGAGGGGGACGCTCATGTCTTTGCCAAAACAAATGATTTGTTTGCGGTTTTCAGCGACAATATGAAGGAATTTGATTTGTCACCAACTATATATAAAATGACAAGTCACGATGCGAGTTTAGTTGTTAATGAAAACATTGATTTATGTTTTTTAGACGCTTCTCATGAATACGAATCCGTTAAACAAGATATCGAGGACTGGCAACCCAAAGTCAAAGGCACCATAGCTGGTCATGATTATGATGAAAAATGGCCAGGTGTTATAAAAGCTGTTAATGAATCATTTAAAGCTGTTATTAGTAGTGATATATGGTCTAAAAAAATTCAAAACGTTTTATGTTATGTCAGTACTTGTGGTCGTTATGATACAACACTACCACTAACATTAGTGTCCATAGCATTACAAACACGAAAACCGGATCATCTTATTATATTCGATGATAACAAAGAAAAAAAAGATTTACGTAATATAGAGTTATATAACTATTGTTTTAAACTCTTGATGGAAAAGGGTGTATCTTGGGAAGTCGTATTTGGTGAAGGTAAGGGCCAACATTTTAATCATGAACGTGCAAATATGATGGGATACGATCTCTGCTGGCGTACGGATGATGATGAAATACCAGAATCAAATTGTTTAGAGGAATTGTTAAAAGAAATGAAGGAAGGTGTTGGTGCGGTAGGCGGATTAGTTTTAATGCCGCCAGCACAACAACTACCAGAATATGAAGCAACACAAGATGATCCCATGTTGCAGTGGTTTCATTGGGACGGTCCATCAAGGCCCCAACATAAAATTTATTCTTCCTTTTTATATAGACCCGGTATAGTTCATTATGATTTGAGATTAACTCAAGTCGCGCACAGAGAAGAAGATTTATTTACACGTCAGTTAGCAGCAAAAGGTTATAAATTAATTATTAATCCTAAAGCTGTGACTTGGCATTTTCGTTCTAAAGGTGGAATTAGAAGTGGTAGTGAAACACAGGCGATGTTTGAACATGATGACAAAATACTCAGAGATTGGATGGTGCAACAAAAAACAGAGAAGAAAATGTTTGTATTTAATGGTGGTATAGGTGATAATTATATCGCGCTTCAGGCTTTAAACATACCACCTAAATCAGTAGTAGCGACATGTTATCCTCTTGTTTTTAGGGACGCGGATGTAGAATTAATAAGTATTGCCGACGCCGTTAAACTTTGTAATATTGAAGATTATAATATTTATAAGTGGTGTTGTGATCATAAATGGACAGGTAGTATTGCTGCCGCGTATAAAGAATTATATAAAATGGGGGTTGATGTTGAACACAAAACAATATTAATTAGTCCATATTCGGCACAACTCCGATCTGGTAAAGTCAATCCTAAAAATTATCCTTACTTTAAGATGTTAGTCAGACTTTTAAAATCTGAAGGGTGGTGGGTTCAACAGTGTGGTGTTAAAGGCGAAAAGGAAATAGAAGGCGCGGATGAGTTTTTAGTAAATCTTGATTTTGGTAAGTTAAAATCATACATTAAAAGTGCAAGAACATGGATTGCTGTAGATAATTTTTTTCCGCATCTCGCTCAGAATGTGGAAAAACCCGGTATAGTAATTTTTGGTCAGTCTGATCCATTATTATTCGGTGAGCAATCCAATTACAATTTGTTAAAAGATAGAAAATATTTAAGATCCAATCAATTTGCGACTTGGGATGAAGCTGAATATAAAGAAGATTGTTTTGTTAGTCCTGTTGATATAATGAAGGTTGTGCAAAACTATGATAAGAAGGTATGATGGTAGAGAACTAAATAATTATTCTGGTATACACTATACCGGACTTTCAACTGATACTAAACCTGAATACGCGTATGTTATTAATGGAAGTACGTTTTGGGAAGAAGATACGCCTCGTATATGGTTGCGTGTAAACAGCGTCTGGATTTTACAAAATGGATTATCAGGGTACTCGGGTTGGAGTGGTTATTCTGGTTTGAATGGATTAAGCGGCTATTCAGGACTTAATGGTTTAAGTGGTTGGTCAGGTTCAAGTGGATATAGTGGATTATCGGGTTATAGTGGTTACGGTGGATACTCTGGTTACAGTGGAATAAATGGATATTCAGGTTATAGCGGATTTTCAGGATTTAGCGGTTTTTCTGGTTTAAGTGGTTACTTAGGATATAGTGGATACAGTGGTTTTTCGGGTCAAAGTGGTTGGAGTGGATATTCGGGTATTAATGGAGCAAGTGGATTATCAGGGTATTCCGGGCTAAGTGGATTTTCTGGTTTATCAGGTTACTCAGGAATCGATGGATTGAGTGGTTACAGTGGCGTATCCGGCGAATCGGGCCATTCTGGAACCAGTGGTTATAGCGGATTGTCTGGTTATTCGGGTATCAGCGGATTTTCAGGATTTAGCGGTTTGTCGGGAATTGATGGTATAAGTGGTTGCTCAGGTTATAGCGGTATATCAGGCTTTAGTGGTATTAGTGGTTATTCTGGAATAAGTGGATTTTCTGGCGAAAGCGGGTATAGTGGTATATCAGGATGGAGCGGTTACTCAGGATACAGTGGTTTATCAGGTTACTCTGGTCAAGATGGTTTGTCAGGTTATTCTGGTATCTCTGGATATTCTGGTATTGATGGTTCCAATGGAGAACAAGGACTATCAGGTTTAAGTGGATATTCAGGTACATCTGGCTATTCAGGTATAAATGGTTTATCCGGTGTTAATGGGTCAAATGGAATTTCTGGTTACAGTGGAATAAGTGGTTATTCTGGTATAGAAGGTCTGAGTGGCATTTCAGGATATAGTGGTATGTCTGGTTATTCAGGAGTAGATGGTGAACAAGGGTTGTCAGGTTTTAGCGGGGAAGTGGGTGTTTCAGGTTATTCGGGAACATCTGGATTTAGCGGTTACTCTGGTTTTAGTGGATTATCTGGTATAGACGGTCAATCTGGATATAGTGGTATATCAGGATTTTCTGGAATAAATGGGTTAAGCGGATATTCAGGGGTAGATGGTGTAAATGGTGAACAAGGCTTATCTGGTTTTAGCGGTTATTCTGGTATCGATGGTCAATCTGGATTGTCTGGGTTTAGTGGTTTGTCAGGTTATTCGGGTGTTAATGGGCTTTCTGGATACTCTGGAATAGATGGTTTAAGTGGATATTCTGGCGATTCAGGTATAAGTGGTTGCTCAGGTTATAGCGGTTATTCGGGAATAGATGGTTCAAATGGTGAAGAAGGTTTGAGTGGGTGCTCGGGTTATAGTGGGATCAGTGGATGGTCAGGCATAGACGGTGTAAACGGTGAACAGGGTTTGTCAGGATACAGTGGTCAAAATGGATTAAGTGGATACTCTGGTCTCAGTGGTTATTCGGGATTAAATGGTTTATCAGGTATTGATGGTTTATCTGGTTACAGTGGTTTCAGCGGATATTCTGGCCTGTCTGGTTATAGTGGTACTTCTGGGACAAATGGTTTGTCAGGTTATTCCGGTATTGATGGTGTAAATGGCGAACAAGGTTTATCAGGTTACTCAGGAATTAGTGGTTATAGTGGGTTATCAGGTTTTTCTGGATATTCTGGTATTGATGGTTCCAATGGAGAACAAGGAATATCAGGTTATTCTGGACTTGATGGTGTAAATGGAAACAACGGGTCTAGTGGCTATTCCGGAATATCAGGTTACAGTGGATACTCAGGTATTTCAGGATTATCAGGATTTTCTGGTTATTCTGGTATTTCAGGATATAGTGGTATTAATGCGGGGGGATATGCATATACATGGTTTATGTGTAATTAATTATGAATACATTAATTTTAGACGAAACAACAAAAACAATAAAAGTGAAAATGAGTGGCGCCGCGGCAACAACAAATCCAGATTTTATATCATCATGGGCTGATAACAATGGATCCGTTTTTACAGAGGGGTCTAGTGATGGCGTTTTGAATGGTACTAATGATGTTGTATTAGTTGCGGCCCCGGGTGCAAGCACACGAAGAATTGTTAAATCTATAATAATAGAAAATAAAGACACTGCCGCCGTCACCTTAACTATAATGTACGATAATAATGGTTCGCAACGTAATATTGTAGTTGTAACATTAGCGGTTAAAGATACATGGACACTCAATGGGACATTTGATAGTAATGGAAATTTAAAACAAGCATTTGGCGGGTTAACTGATGTTGTCAATGACTTAACACCTCAACTAGGTGGAGAGTTAGACATCAATAGCAAAAACATAAAATTAAACGCCGCACCTGATAATGTAACTGCGACAGGCTTAATAATAACAACAACTGTAGACACGAATGCTGAAGGCATTGGCGCTCCATTAATGATGGCTGCTGACGGCCATCTTGATACTGCAAATGCAACAGCTGTTGCAACAGCACCTTGTGTCGCGCTTGCACTTGAAACTGGTACAGGTAGTAAGAAGATTTTATTATATGGTACTATAACACAAACCGATTGGAATTGGACAATAGGACCTGGTAAGGTTGGTTTTATATATTTAAATACTACAGTGGGAACACTAACACAAACACAACCAACAGCAACAGATAATGTAATTCAAATAGTTGGGTGGGCAATTACAGCAGATACAATGATGTTTTGTCCTCAACTTGATTATATAACACATGTTTAATTTGGAGTTTATTTATGGCTTTAACCGACAACTTAATTTCGTACTGGAAACTTGATGAACCTTCTGGTGTAACAGCCACCGATGAAAAATCGGCTAATAATGGTGCCAATACAAACGCAACAGTAAATCAATCTGGCAAACTTGGAACATCTTATTCTTTTGGCGGAACAGCTTATATAACTGTTGCCAATGAAAGTAATTTTGATTTTGATATTGGTAATACCTATTCATTTTCTGCATGGGTATATTATACAACTGAAGTTGCCACCGGAAATTGTATTATATCTAAAAGATTATCTGGAAGTCCATATACGGGTATAAATTTTGGTATGTTTCCTCATTCAACAAAACAAAAACTGGCACTATTACATTATCACTACAATGGGTCAACACACAAATATATATATTCAAGAGATACTGCTGAAATGACAAAAAATGCATGGGTTCATGTTGTCGCGACATATGATGGTTCAGGAACAAAAGAAGGTATGAAATTATATAAAAATGGTACTGAGGTAACATATGTTTATGATGATTATGGCCCTGTCGCAACCCTTTTGACTAATGAGCCAGTTAGGATAGGTGTTGATTTAGAATCAAATAGATATTTTAAAGGTTCTATTGATGAGGTGGGAGTATGGAGTAAGGTTTTATCATCGTCTGAAGTAACCGCATTATACAACTCAGGAAATGGATTAACATATCCATTTGTAACAAGTAGTATAAAAACATTTAACGGTCTTGTGTATGCGTCAGTATCAAAAAAGAATGGTATCGTTTTAGCCAGTATAAAAAATGTGAATGGATTGGTATAGGAGACAAACTATGAATGTTATTTCGTCAAATGCTGTAGAAGGGTTTTTTATAGCATGTTCTTCATGTGGTATAGAGGGTGGACTCCATTACATATCACAAAACCTGATTGTAATAGGATCAATTATTATTCCTTTGATATGGTTTGTTATGGAAAAAATCAAAGAAAAGTTTCCGAATTGGAATAAAAAAGCATGGGCTCCGCCGGTTATCGGAATGATTTTGTTTAGTGCTACGGGTTTAGTAAACGGTCAAATAGAAACAAGTTGGTATTCATTAATAAGTTATATTGTATCAGGTGCTGTTTCAGGAGGGCTCGCATCTTCCATTAGAGATGTTGTTAAAGGAAAATAAACATACAGATTCGGGTTAATATTTATCTACTATATATGTGAAGACGTTAAAACTACAAAGGATAGGTGTATCATATGAATTCTGAAATTGAACAAGCGACAAACGATGCTGTAAAACTTATTGCTAAAGCAGCCGAGGATGCCGCTAAAGTCATATCTTCTACCGCATTTGAAGTTGTGCAAAATAATAGAGGTGGAAATGATCACGATTTGATTGTTGAGTTGCGAGTAAGAATGGAGGATTTGAAACTCGCTATAAAAGATCTTACTGATGGAACATCAAAACGTATTGAGAGTTTGGAATGTAACAAATTGAATATTAAAGATTCGTATCCTGTTGTCTATAAAACTGGTATTGAAAATACTATCAATGACCATGAGGGTAGACTTAGAAAAAATGAGGTTAATATTACTAAAATATTAACATATGGTTCGGTATTGGTTGTTCTTATACCTATAGCTGAACGTTTAATAGTATCATTTTTTAAATAATATGAAAAAATTTTTGAGTGTTATTATTATGGTTTTGTTATGTGTTAACTTATGTTATTGTTCTGTTTTTACTACTGTCGCAAAGGTCATAGGTTCGTTTTTTGGTATCGCTAGTAAAGGTGAAGTCACACAACTTCAAAACAGCACATCGAAAAATTTTTCTGATATACAAACAGGTATTAACAATAACAACATAAAATTGAAAACTGATATATTAACAGAAATTAATAGTAAGATCATACCTCAAATTGGTATGGGAAATTCGTCTGTTGTTACAGATAATAAAACTAGCGTTGGTGGTAGTATTATAACACAAAATGATGCATCTATCATGCAACAATATATATCTTCTATTTCAAATATATGTGCGGGTTTGTTTATTGTTATTATTGTTCTTGTCAGTCTTCTCGCATATTTTATAGCTAAATTTTTTGCCTTGCGCCTATATAAAACTAATCTTGAGGCATCAAAACGAAAGTGGGAAGGCTGGTACAATTGTTTGGAAAAAAAATATATAGAAATTTTAAAAAAATCAAAATGAAAAAGTATGTAATTTTTTCCGATTTTCATGCCGGCGACAATTCTGCGGCAGATAATTTTGGTGTATCGCATTGGAACACCGTAAAAGAATACATTGATTATTATATTAATAATGGTTACATTGTAATTCTAAACGGAGATATTCTTGAAGGTCTTCAATTTAAGTATTCGGTTATCGCAAAAAAATATCCGGGTTTAATTGAATTGTTAAGAAAACCATATGTTGTTGTTGTGAGAGGCAATCACGATGAAGATGCATTAAAAAAATTAGGCATTTTTTTTGTAAAAGAATTTACTATAGATAAAACGTTATTGGTGTATCATGGAGATGTATATGACCACCCCATGAACACCAAAATTGTTAGTCTGGCCCTACACATTTATAGATGGTTTGAATGCGGAATTGCTTTTGTTTTGGGTAAGGACATGCCCAATAAGATAGCAGACACACCAATTACACCTACAGATCCCAGATATAAAGGCAATAAATCCGAATACATACAGGGTGCAAAAAACCGAGGTATTGAAGAAAACTTTAAAGTCGTTGTTTTAGGTCATACCCATGAACCTGGTTCTTTTGATTATGCCAATGTAAAGGTTTTAAATTCAGGAACATGCCAATGTAATCACTGTATGTGTGTAACTGTAGAAATATATGATAATGGTGATATTAATTCTGAACTCAATGTGGTAAGAGGATGATATGTATAAGAAACACCTGCCAAATCCAAATTTAAAAACTGAAAAAGCTGAAATTATTGTAAACGGAATAGAAGTTTTTACTATTTCTTTTGACAAGTTAGAAGAAATTGATTGGATAGATGCGGATGCTGTGCCTAAAATCAAATTCATATCATTTTTAGAAAACTTAGATAAAAAAATTCATACGACATGGGAAGACGATTGTCTTATATTTGATATTCTTGATCAGGGATTGAGTTTTTATAATAATTTTTATGAGTCAGGGGAAGACGACATATAGTTAAAAAAATAATGCCGACCTGTATATAATATGTTATGGTAGATAAAAGAGATTGTTATATTCAGGGAACATCCTCTCAAATTCAACATTTAATAACACCGAGTGGTATATATATTACACCCGGATATTTTTATCTTTATAATAGCGAGTTAGATGTACCTACCAATGAAGAATATTATATTTTTGCTAATCCCAGTGGGTGCGCGATAACATCTGAAGACGGCAATTATTCAGATTTTCAAGTCGGATCAAACTTTTTTGTTATTGATTCTGAGACAGAATTATTTACAATGGACGATGTTGATGCGCACAAATACATAAAACTTGATTCTGATGTTTATGAAGATACTAAAAAAGTGTCTTGGGATTATGATATTGAATCCAATTCATATACTCCAGTTTTTGATTCGGGAATAATAGGAACATATTTTGTTTTTGATACGGAAACCGCTGTACAAATATCGGAATATCCTCTTGATAAACAAAGTCTGGTTATAGATAACCATAATGAAGATGAAGTATATAAAGTCAGTGCTTATACAACATGGTTAACTACTATAAGTGCTTTTACAATAGGTATAGATGTTGTTGCTGTTGTAGAAGATATTTATGGATATAGACTTAATGGAAAGAATGTAATTTGGTATGAGATTACTAAAACAGATACGGGTTTGGTTGGTACGGCTTTAACAACAACTGTAACTGTTAATGGTGTTGCCCGGCTCGATACACCCTTAGTAACATCAGCAAATTCAGTATATGGTGTGTATTTATATGCAGAGTCTGAAGGGGTTAGATCTGATGTTATTCATATTGATACTAATGGTAGTGTTCAGGGAAAACCAACTGAGACTGTTTTTGAATTAGATAATGCAGGTGTGATATGGAATTCTGCCGAAGCCAGTATTGCTTTAGGTGTTGATATATGGAATGATGCTTGGACTGATACTACCAACAATCTCGTTTCAACGGAATTGACAGAAGATGGTGAACCTCTAACCCGTGGTGATTGGCGTGTCGCAAATCCGGGAATGCGTAGACCACCTCTATCAGATCAATCAGATAAAATAAAAAGTGAACCTTCAGGAATCTATAACGCTTATGATTTTTGGGATGATTATGATCCGTCGCAGACTTATGCATCACCAAGTGGGTTTATGGAAGATAAATTTATTGCCTGTAATGGATTTTGGGGTCAGGTTATAATTACAGGTTATATGTTAAGAACAGCAACTTCTGCGCAACACCAGAATTGTCTAAATAATAGTACAGAGTCATATACAATTTCATACTCTATAGATGATAATGGACCTAATTACGATGGTTGTTCTGTATTTGGTAATAAAGGAAGTTTTGATGATGTTATTGCTGATGCCGATCTTAATTTATATTATGTTTTATATGTTCCCAATCAATTAGTAAGACAATATAATACCATGCCGACACAATCATATTATTTTCGTGGGTTGGCAATGTTTAATTTTTTACAGAGTGGATCTAATGCGCTGTCTCAAAAATATACGTTTTCTAATTTATTTAGTCAAGCTGCATTAATAGGAGATTGATATGACTAGTAGAGATACCGTGGTTGATGTTTTGCGATTTTCAACATCAGAAATACCATCTTTTAATAAGATGAATACTTATAAAAATGCTATATCAGCTTTAATTAAAAATATTGGTATTGATGAGTTGCTGTTGGATCCGTTAGCCGGAGCAATAAAAATAACCGGAACATCTATTAATACATATAAAGTTGGTATTGGTATTAGTAATAATCCCGAAGCGTACTTAACCATACGTGCCGGAAACATAGCCGGTGCGCCATTAAAATTTATCAGTAGTTTTAATAGTTATAATAATGGTCTTCTTACCATACCAGAACCAGGTGCGGTTGAATATGAGGGTACGAATCTGTTTTTTACACCCACTACATTAGCGGGCAGGTGCAATGTTTTATTGAACGGTTATGGATACACCGGAGGTCAGACTGTCGTTGGTGGAACTGCTGTAACAGATACATTAAAACTTCAAGGTACATCTGGTATAGGAGCACCAACATCACCTGCAATTCAGGCTGTAGTTGGTAATAATGGTGCGACCACAGCTTGGACTGTATTAAATAATGGTTGGTTTGGTATAGGTCTTACCCCGGCTTTAGGTCGTTTAGATGTAGCGCCATTGGCCGATGATGGCAGTAACGCCATTGTTGTTACGGGTTCAACAACACATTTGGGTATGATTGTTTTGAGTCAAGAAACTCTTAATACTGGCACAATAAAATTGTACAGTGGAACTGGAACGCCAACATTAGGCGTGCAATTATCCGGTGGTTCGGCTAATTCATATATTAATGGCGGTGGTTGGTTTGGTATAGGTACAGATGAGCCTCAAGGGAATTTGGATATTTTAGCACCACAAGTTACCAGAGAAATAACACCAAATCCAACCGGGACTCTAATTTTAAGGGGATATGGAGACCGGACGGCAAATTATGGAGCAAGTATAATATTTAAAGCACCAAATACAACTGAAATAAATTCACCTACTTTTGCTATGGCTGGTATATATGGGGTTGCTGAGACTACCGATGTTGGCGGTGGTGCAGCCAATGGTGCTTTATGCTTTCATACATCAGCATATTTTCCTGCTCATGGTATATGGCATTTAGAAGAAAGAATGCGGATATCAGCTGCGGGTTATGTTGGAATTGGTACCACATCTCCAGCATCACTTCTTTCTGTTGGTAACAATGCATTTAATGTTGATGAAAATGGTGCGGTTGTCTCATATAATAGTGTTGGTCATGTGTTTTTTACAGGACATCAATCAGGTACATCGTATAACGACAGCATAAACGCCATTTTTGAAGCCATAACTGATAATGATTCTGCTACTGATAGTAATACATTTTTTAGAGGCATTAAAAATTCTGCAGTGACATTTAGTGTTAGGTCTGCGGGTATAGGTTATTTTGCTGACAGTGTTGGAATAGGCACGTCCAATCCATCAAGTAAATTACAGGTCGTTGGGTTATCGCCATACACATCAAACACCGCTGCTAAAACAGCGGGTCTTTCCGTGGGAGCATTTTATTACCACGCTTTGGATAATTATAATAATAATTATGTAGTTTGCGTTGTAGTTTAAACAAAATGAAACTAAAATACCAAACCAATACCGATAACGCCGCACCCCTACTTGAGATTAATCCCAAAAGGAATGTCATACTCATTGATTATGCCCCTTTTTATAAAAATAATCAACCCATAGTAACTACGGAATTTATGGCTACAGTTTCAGGCGTTGCTCCAGAACTATATATTGAACACGATTATCTTCAAAGTTCTCATGTTCTTATCACTGATAAACTCACTGATGTTGGCGATAGACTTTATTATCAATATCAACCTAAATTTGATGTTTCAAAAATAGAAAATATTTTAGTTAGAGATGGAGATGGATTACCCGTAGAATACAAAACCGAATATGCAAATTTAGCCCTACCTTCTGGTGTTGATTTTGAAACTTTACCTCTAACATTTTTAGACAATAAAGCCACGTATTGTGACTATCTTGATGGTATATCTGTATTAGGTATTGAAGATAATGAAAACGTGTATATGTCTTTAGATGACGCCTCGCATTTTACAGCGGATCAAAAATTTCAAGCTTTTCGATATTACGGTAAATGTCTGAGTCAAGGTGTAGTTGATTATGATAAATCTTATTTTTTAGAATCAAATAAAATATCATTTTATATTTACATAACTTCAGCAACCGAAAATTATGAACATAACATTTTAACAGCGTCAAACAATGGTTATATATCATATAAAGTTAGTGGTGGAACTGATAAAAACTATTCGTTAATTGTTAACACGTCTACTGGTAATGAAGAATTTTTTATATTTCCTGAAAGATGGTATAGAGTTGATTATTACTATGAGTTGAATAAAACTTCAACAATTACTGTAACACCCCAAATAGATGGAAATTTGCCCGTGTTATCGTTTAAATATTTTTCTACCGCAGGCGGTATATCGGTGTTTGATGGAAGTATATGGACGTCATATAATTATTCCGTAACAACATCAATAGTTGATAATGAAGGTAATAAATGGTTTGGAACATTGGGTAGTGGTCTTTATAAATTTGATGGCAGTACATGGACTAATTATACAACATCAAATAGCGATTTAATTAATGACATTATAGAATCAATGATGGTGGATAATGATGGAAATCGATGGTTTGGTACTTTAAATGGTATATCAAAATTAGATGTAAATGATGTTTGGACGACATATCAACCATTTCCATCAACATCGGCTATTTCTATGGCTGTAGACACTGAAAATAATAAATGGTTTGGTATAGCTGGTATTGGTGTTATTAAGTACGATGATGTTAATACAACAACTTATGATATAAATAACAGTGGATTGGGTACACTGAATGTAACTAGTATCGCAATAGATAGTAACAACAATAAATGGTTTGGTTGTGGAATGGGTGCTCATAGATTAGACAATGAAGGAAATTGGACAACGTTTACCGCAAATCCAGCAGGTTTAATTGGTAATATAGTAAACAATATAACAATCGACAGTGAAGATAATATATGGTTTGGTACAACACTTGGTGTTTCCGTATTTGATGGCGCGAATTGGACAACATACACCACAGCGGACGGATTGGCAAATAATGATGTTAGGGCAATAGCAATAGATGATAATGGTACTAAATGGTTTGGGACGTATGGTGGCGGCATATCTAAATTTAATAATATAAATTGGATAACTTATGATACAGTAGATGGTTTATACAATAATTACGTGAACTCAATAGCAATAGAAAATATAGTGACAACAAACACTGCCACTATTAATTCGACTGTATTTGATGACATCGTAACTGATGATTCAACCACTGTTATACTTAATATTGAAAACGCATTTTTATTTTATTTATCATTTTTTAGTAAGGTCTCAGAAACAAATTCTGATATAACTGATCCCTTATTTGTTGATAGATATAGTACGATTTTGAATTGGACTGATACGTCAGACACGGCCAATTATTACCGAACCCGATTACTATTTAAGGATAACACACCAAAAACTTTATATTATGATGCGTGGCTTCGCGATGTAAATGGTGAATTGAGACTTATTCAAAATCAAATCGAAGAAATAGTTCATGTTCCAATATATAAACAGGCAATGGATATATTCACAAATGATTGGATTTGGGATATAACATCAAAACAATTAATGTTAGTTGGTCCTTTATCTGATACAGAATCCACAACGTTTTACATACAACCTCTAGAAAGTGAATTTATGCGTGTTCGCATGATAGACGACGAACACATAATAATAACCAATAACACATTTGATCATGATTACTATAATGAAACTCTGCCTTCGGGTATGGGTGGGGATATAAATCAGTTTTATTACACTATATCAGAGTATGATAAAATGCCATTTATAAGAGGTATTAATTCTTATACGTCATCGTCTTATGTAAAGGTTATTAAAGAACGCGCCGTTGTAATTAAACCCTCAACATTTCAAATCCAGCCGTTTTATTTTTATGAAGGTGTGTATCCAGAATATGTTATAGAGAACATGCCCGAAACTATTAGATATGTTGATTCAGCGGGAATTCCTAAAGAAGTCGTTATTAATGATGTTCACAATTATACGACAACTCGCGGTATTAATATTTATATTAATGGAAAACTTATTGATAATGCTGATATCATAAACTATGACTTTGAAGAAGGCTCAATAACAATTAATCATTTACTTTCACATGATACTGTAATCGAGGTAACGTACTTACGTGAATTAAATGGTTATGTTCCCCCGTATCCTGTTATGGATCACAGAGTTTGTGGTGATTTATCATATAGATTTTATATCAGACCTTTGAGTCGTAATAGAATAGATGAAGATACCACCGAGAGAGTATGTTATAGAAATTTAGTGGGTGGTGTAGCGACAGGTGATTATGTTAGTTGTTGGAATAATTTATCCATACCCTCAGGTTACGATGATTCGACTCGATATCCCATTATACCTTTAGCTGATGTGTCAAGATTTACAGATTATGAAATTGTTGATATATTTGAATTAGGTGGTGGCGTTAAAGAAGAATTTAAAACACTGTATAAAAAATGGAGAAGTTTTTTAGATGTGGGTTTGGGTGTGGATGGTAAAGTCGTTCCTGTATCCATAGTTTTTGTTAAAATTGATAGCACGATAATAACAAATCTTCAAAACTCTTATTTTGAAACTTATGAAGAAACTATAGCATACATTAGAGAATCTGTAAGCAAATACGTGTCTGCTGGTACATTACCGGTTATAATTGATGAGAATAATAACGAAATATGAAAATACTAGATAATATAATTTCAATATTTAATACAAAACAGCGTGAACTGATTGATAATTTAATGGATAGTGCCGTATATAATAAAACCATTAAATGGCGTGAAGTATTCAATAAAAAACTTGATGAGAGATTGGCGCGAATAGATAATGTCTTGACATTAGAACGTGTAAATAAAAGAAGTAAAATAGAGAAAAGGAAAATAATTGAGCAATTGGAAGATATTATATTAACTTTTACAGCACTCGGTTATGAATATGATACTCTGAGATCTACTGTTAATTTACATGAAATGTTGAAAAAAGATAAGGTAAAAACAACATATAATATCGCGCGGGATCAAATTTCTGTATTATATAATAACGTGCAAAATTATTATGGACGAAATATTAGTATTATAGATGGTGTTGTGGAATTGCAACCCGAAATTGTTATAGAGCATCGGATTCGTGGTGCCAGTGCAACTTATTTTCCAGAAAACATCATACAACGCATAGGAAATGAACCAACCGCTGAAAATTTAACATCAGGAACCGATGCTGATTATTGGTTAACAGAAATTCTAACCCGCGAAAAAAATGAAACCGGTGCTTATGTTGAGCTTGATTATTTTGGTACAATTGATTTCAATACATTAACTTTAAATGCGGCTGGTAAATATCCTATTAAATTAACCAACATCTATATATATCAAAATGATGTATGGGCTGAAATAGACTTTGCTGGTAAAAATACAGGTAAGGTTATAACCGTGGTAATGGTTAATGAAAATGGTAATTCTAAAAAATTTCAAGCCAGCAAAATAAAATTAAGAATTGTTCAAGAAACGGAAATATTTTTATGGGAAAAAACAATAACAAATGAATTGCAGATTTTAGATAACACAGACACTGAACATAATAAATCCATTATTAATTTGCTTTATAATGATACCTACGATATGTATACAAATCAACATCTTACCAATGTCTATAACTATATGTTTGGTTTATATTATGTTAGAACAACATTGAAAACCTACACATCTGATAACAAAGGTTATTTTTATTCGCGGCAATATCCTATAACCAATCAGTATCAATATGTAGAAGTAAAAGCTACAACATATAGTCCAGAACATACTAATATTGAATATAATATTTTACAACATAATGGCGAAAGGGCCGATTTTGGAACAATAGAAAATAACACGAAGATGCAAATAACTGACAAATTTGATATTACAGAAAATTTAAATGGTGATAATACCAATAAATTGGTTTTACAACATTATCCTATTATAGATAAAACACTTTATCCTATAACATGTATTATAAATGATAGAACAGCAATTATGATGAAACAATTCATAGACAATAATCAATTACAATTTATTGTTAATGGAGATTATCTTTATTTTAATAAAATATTGTTAACAACAGACAATATAGAAATACAGTACTCGCATAGAAGCGACTATTTTGTCGTTGAGTGTATATTATCGTCATCTTCTGCTTTTTATACCGTAGATACACCTAAAATAAAAAGTTTGGAATTGGAGTTTTCATAATGTTAGATTTCTTAGAAAAAATTGTAACTAATAGTGATAGGCAATATACTTTAATCACCGATGCTTTAAAACAAGAGATAGTAAATATTACTTTGTTTTATGGTCGTGTTAAGTCTTCATTTTTATCCGAAATTAATGATGTTGTTTCTGAAACAGTACCTTTATCATCATATTATAATAATTTTTTAGAAGCTTGCGAAAACGATGCGAGATTACTTCGGCATGCTCTAGAACAAGTACGAAATAATATTTTATCATCTTGGAATATTTCCGAACCCGAAATATTAATTACAAATGTTATTTATGACGAAAAATTTCAAACTGAATTTGATCAAGCTGTTATAGTTAACGATACGATTGTCTTACCATCAACAGCAAGCAATAGTGTAAAAAGTAATTTAAAATATGCGCCTGAGATTAATAGTTATACATCCAATTCTAAAATTTTACCATTTTATGGAAAAGCATTTGGTTGTTATATTGAAGAAAATGCTAACGGTGAGGATGGAATACGATATACTGGCAACGATGGTAATATCATTATTGATGGTCTAGATACATATGTAGAAGTTGAAGCTGTTGTATTGGACGAATCGCGGGCTGATACAATATATTTTTCTGAAGTTTCTGATGATCCATTAACCCTAACCACAACTATTAAATTAATATTTGATAAACCCATAGCAATTAATAGATTTCAAATTAAACCCTATAACCGCGCATCAAACACGTATTATAGAATAGTCGATGTTAGGATTAGTGATGGTGAAAAAACATATCCAGTAAAATTTAAAGAAACAGCTGTTGTAACAGATACTGATATTGTCATTGACCCTACACTATTTTTTGTTGATGGGAAAATAAAAACTGTTTATGTGGTGTTGCGCCAATACACAGGATATTATATTAAGTATATGCTGGCATCGTTAGTGGTTGGTAATAAAACGTTATATTTTGATATATCTAACCCCTCAGAAGTAGAAAAAGCGTATAAATTTAAAAATACCGGCAATGCCATTATCAATATGATAAAAACCGCTAATTCATGGGTTATGAGTTATTGGATGCCGGCAGTAACATCTAAAATATTACCAGTATTAGATATAACTAAAGGTGATGGTGGTTATGTTTTTATCCCCACAATAGAAAGCAAAAGGAAACGATATTCAATAGGTATTACTGATATAGATCTTCAATATCATACATATGCCGATGTAGCTGAAAAAGTTAGCAATAGTATTGATATCCCAGAATCCACTACAGGGATATCTGTAGATGCTGACTTTGAAGGTGATGTTTCGTTTTATCTGTCGTTTGATGATGGTTTGAGTTGGAATCAGGTTATACCGTTGTCTCGAAAGACTGTTGTTGAATCTGAATACAAAATACCTCAAACATTATTTATAAATAGTTTTTTATCTTTAACACGAAAAAATAATACATTAACTGGTGATAAAGCATTTATTGATACAGATAGTTTGTCTTTACGTGTAAGATTTGTTCTGAAAAAAGATAGTAATATGAATAAAACACCAAAAATATATGATTGGAGTCTAAAATATAATTATGATGAATTTTATAAAGATATTTAATGAAAACCTAAATACTATTAAATCCATTTCAACTAATTTATACACCAATATTAAGGATTTATATGCACGGCAACAAAAAAAGGGCGCAGCGTCATTTATAGAACTATCTGGTATAGAACCAATAAGACCAGATTTTTCTGATGATTTTCAAGATAAATCTATGATCGCTACAGAAGATGGTGTGATTCGCGATAAATGTGGATATACTCTAGCATATAAAATCTTACCAATAAAATTTAAAACTGATTATTACACAGCATCTTCTCATCAAATGCAAATACCTAATGGTCATGCTATACCAGGAAGCAGGTTTTCTAATATCTTTACAGATGATATAGGATTTTGGGGTTATGTTGTTGATGATGGAATATCTGTTGATACATCGTTTCAATTGGATCTGTATGAAGAATCATCTATAAATAAAGTTCAGTTGTCAACATTAAATGATGTTGCAATAAACTTATATATAAAAAATAGCAGTGTTTCTGAATGGCAATACATTGGCGAGTCCGGTGGCCGTGAACATTCATGGACATTTTTAAAAAGTAATGCCACGGCACTGCGTTTTGATGCTGTAACGGCATATTTAGGTATCTACCATGTACAATGTGGTCTTGCCACACATGTTGCTGAAGGCATGCTTAGAAGTAAATGGTTTACATTTAATGAATTACACAAACTTATTATTGAACATGAGAGTGACATGCCGGTCGGAACAACACTAACATTTGATTGTTATTTACAACATCCGGCACAAACTGATGTATTACCAAGTGGATATATACCCATACCCGATACTATTGAAGAATTATTTGATGATGTGGGTTACGAACAAAATGGTGAAGTCATACCATCTATTGTTGTTAGATATGATGAGGGTTGGATTGCTGACATAAATGGAACTGATTATCCACTACCAAGTGGTTTGTACCCCCCTCCTGCTGATGATATGGATTGTTGGACATTTACATATCATGACGATAATTTTTATGTTACAGATAATAATGATGTTGAACATGTGGTTGATCATGGCTATGTACCTATACCACCCCCAAATGTTACGGGTTGGAATAATGTATTTTGCAATAATTGTTTTTTTCAAGCCGTTCATGGTGGAATAGGTGGTGGTGCACCAATAACTGTTTACAATGAATCTGACAATATATCCATGATTGGCGCGGTTCAAGACGAATTAAATGAAAAGGATTGTGATTATGCCGAAGAACTTATCAAATAATAAATATCTCAAGAAAATATTTGTTGTAGGAAATATAGATTGGATAGAAGGACCAACAGATGGTGTTCAGGCCCTACCAAGTGGATACATACCCGATAGTCTTAAAATAAGATTGGGTTATAATCAATTTGAAGAAATCGATACCTATGATTATGCATATAGAACAATTACAGTTCAACCATCAGGTGTAGTGGATTCGCCGAGTTGTGGTATAGTTTCAATTGATACTGAAATATATAAAAATATTGAAGATATTAGCGAGGTTACTATAGGTTACAATGGTTCAGTTTTATCAAAAAACAGTGACTATTCAATAGAAGTTGTTTATGATGAGGATGATGAGGAAAAACCATGTGAGCGTTTATTGCGACGTTTAGAATACAGCAATAGCCCTGGTGATGCTGACATATCAGATTTTAATTGTTTGGTTTTGGCCATAGAGCGTATACCTGTAAAACAACTACGCACGTTTGTTGATCTTGAGGTAGCCAAAGATTTATATATTGAAGGTTTGCTTCGTCCTAGTATAGGTAATGGATTAGTGCTTAAATATAGACACGCCATACGAACTAATATGGTTAATAAGGATGTATCTACAACTATAGATTATGACACAACTGGTTATTTTGACGAAGACGATGTTTTTATAGTTCAGGGTTTAAAAGGTGTGAATTTAATAGAGTTTGAATATTTTCTCGAAGATATTCCAGTACAACCTGTTATTTATATAGAAGATTTGCACATAACTAACGCAATTCATTTTGCTAAACCCTATTATTTAAGAAGAACATATGCCTCGGTGCCAGAAACATGGGAATATTGTATTAATGATGATTCTATAACATATGATAATACAACAGGATTGACTTTGTGGTGTAAGTACGCTGTCAGCGCAAATAAAGAAAATAAAATATCTGTACTTGTACGATTTAAAACAAATAATACTGACATTACACCAGTATTAAGGAATTATAAATTGACTAATGTTTTTGATTAAGTGTAAAAATTCATTATTTTGGTATATAATATAATATGTACAAAACACAAAAAATTTATTTTCAGAAAAATTGGACACTGAGTCCAACAAAATGGAATTTTTTTCTTGAAAATTTAGATTCAGATTTAACAGCATTAAACGTGGAGATGAATGATTTATTATCGCCATCGGGTGTGTTTTATACAAATATAAGTGGATTTCTTGAAGATGCTGATTTTTTATATGATGGTTATTGTGAACCCTCTGGAGCTTATTGTTCTGGTGTATATGGTAGTGGTATTGATTTTGCTGACGTTGTCGAAAATATGTACTGTGAATAGGTAAAACTATGAATTTATTAAAAATAAGAGATTATACAGTTCAAAATTTGTCTCAGTTCTCATCAACATTTTTAAATCAAGTATTTGATGATTTTTCTAATAGTATAATAATGATTGTGTTATTATTAAAGAAAATAATAAAAAAACACAATGATCAGATACTGATAATGAATAAGGGTATGGATTGGATTACGGCACAACATGTAAACATGATTATGGATAGTCATACTATTACAGCCAACACCTCACCCGTAACTCAAACTGATATTGCTACTGATACTCTGTATAGCACCATAACTTTAGCTACAACTAATGTAAGAGAAAGTAAAATTCATCGCTATGTTGATGATTATGGGTTCCAAAAAGCAAATCCATCTAATATTATAACATATTCTCAAGATAGAATTAGTTGGTTGGATAATGAAGATCTGTCTATACTCATTAATGGTAATGACGATGTATGGTCACTAACTACTGATGTTAGTTCTATTTATATTAAATTGGTTATACCTGATGATGATAATTATAAAGCATCGGGGTTTTTGCTGTATCCATTCGCGGGTACGCGTATAGATGAATTGGATTGGTCAGACCATACAATAGGAAGTACGCATACTATTTACATCAACAGTGTTTATCCATATAATTATATAAGAGAAATGGATTTTGGTAATGTTTTGATAGTTAAACTAACCGGCGTTTCAAATGGAGATGGTACTTATACTTACATGATGAAAAAAATAGATATTTATAAGTCTACATATCTAACCACCGGAACTATTACTTATAATATTGGCCCTTGTAGTAATGGAATCGCTGATATTACTATAAATGATGATTATATTTTAACACAATTAAAGTCTAGCAGTGATGATACGTTTCTCATCAAAATAAGCGATTCCGATACAAGTGAAGAATATTATAACTCCGCCATAGATACGTACCCAGTAACTACACCTATACCCGGTAATGGCACTAATGATAAAATACTAACACTGACATTAAATAAAATAAGTGGTTATACACCTGTAATAAAATATATAGATGTTGTGGAGGTTGAATGAATAACGACGAAGATTTTTTGACAGCTGAAGAATTTAAAAAATATAAATGGTTTGTGGCTGAACAATATCGAAATATAGGCGCATTATACGAATTTTTAAAAAAAGACTTCGAATTGTGGAAACCATTAGATAAAACTTCTACTACACCTAAAGATTACAAAAATCTTATTGATAGAATGAAACAACTTACGCAGGCTCTGAGTTTTATGGATAGCAGACTCAAAAATATAGAGAAAAAACTGAATATTGATTTTAGAGGTGTGGATAAAAAATGACTGACTATTTAACTAAAGCAGAATTTAATGTTTATAAAGCCAATACCGACAAATCCATAAAAAGCATAATATCCCAAATTGCGGGCTTGCAGAACCAATTCAATGACATTGACTCCGCAAGCCCGGCTGAGTTTAATAAGTTTAAAACGTTAATGGAAGCACGTATTAAAGTTATTATCAATCAACTTAAACAACTTAGAGAAACATAATCTATGTGGAAATGGCTTTGATAAAATCTGGAAATTCACTTTCCAATCCCTCTTCACATTTTCTTATGGTTCTACCCAAAATATCTACCTCAAGACTTAACATGTCCTTTTGTTGTGAAACTTTTGCCACATCCGTACCTAATATTATACCATTTCCAGTCAGTACATCCAATTGTATGGATTTAGAAAAATATTTAACATGAAGATTTTCTAAATCACTAACAATTAAATCAAAAACCCGTTTTCTGTTTGCGTATTTAATTTCCAATGCCAACCTCCTTTTTTATGACTTCTTTCAGTTTAGCCAGCGTCAACTCATTGGCTTGATACATAAGTTCTAATTGTGATATCTGCGCCGCCATCTGGCCCGCAGCTTCCCCTTTTACCTGACTTTCCTTAAGCACCTTGATTAAAGCCGCTGATACAAACAAATCAGCTTCAAGATCTACAACTTTTTCTTCAAGTCTTGCTAATACTTTACTGTCCATTACCCTCACCTCCTTTTGATGTGCATTTTTCTCTGATTCCATTTTTAACATACGGTGTATATAAACCTCTATTATCCGGGGTTAATTTATTTAATTTAGCTAATGTTATTTTTCTTTTCCATGTTATACCTTCTTCATTATTGACCCCCATCAGTAGTTGTGATGGTTGAGATGCGGTTTGCATTTTATGAACTGAAAATTCGCTCGCACCCATGAAAGAACCGTTAATAATACGTTCTCCATACGGAACATCTACATTAAAAGAATTGTGAAAATGGCCGCAATGCATAAAATGTATCATTAAATTAAATAACTGCACTATTCGTGTATGTGTTCTTTCCAATCCATAATACGGAACGCCCATCCAACCCCGAACTTCATTTCCATGCATTATCAAATGTGTCCAATTTGGGGCCTCAGGAAGCCTAAATACCATCATATTGGACTCGGATATGATAAACTCCACATTACCTATATTTTTCAATCTTTCGCTCATTAAACGGTATAGAACGTAATCCCAATTAGATCTATATGACATTTCACCTTTTTTAGATGAACCTCTACCGTGATTACCAGCGACACAACGCCATATCATTTTACAATCTTTGGGAAGACTTGCCATAACTGGAAGTATAAAGTGTTTAATTATAGCTTCTGATCCTTGTGTTACTTGATCTATTAAATCTAAATCAATTTTACGACCTTGGCCGGGAAAAATATTTTCTCCGGTGCAAATATCTCCAAGCGCGTTTATATTTAATACGCCTAAAGATTTTTTACTAGAGTATTCTTGCACATGCGCAACCACATCCTCTGCAAGTTTTTTAATGTATTTTATAAATATGCTGAAGTTGTATACTGATAAATTCGCCACATCATCGCCTTTAACCAATTCCCCTATATGAACATCTCCAAATTCCAATATCACACTACTTCGTTTTTTAGTATACTGTTTGGGTTGTATTGGTTTTATTGTATATATAGGTGGCAGAGGTGTAATACGTTTTTCTATTTCTCTGACGAGTAATTCTCTCATATTAGATAAATCTGCGATTATCTTTTCTTTTCTCTTATTTTCCCCTTCAAGGTACTTATACATAGGATCTTGTTTTCTTAAAGATTCGCGCACAACATTTGTTATATTTGTCATTATTTCTCCTATATTATTCTGATTTTTATTGAAAACTTTTTATCGACTTTAGCAGACAATGTCGCACATTTTTCTATGGTTTCCTTTTTACCATAGTAGCTTTTACCATCTTCAACTTTTATTGATGATACATGAGAATGGATATAACCGCCAATAGCTCTTACAGTTATATCAACTTTTTTCTTCCGCAATTCCTGTAAAATATCATGTAATGTGTATAATTTTTTAGGATTTTCTTGGAATAATGCGCTGATTTTACTAAATAGTGTTGATGTTGATAGTATCTGATCAATTGTCATTATAAATCTTCGCTCCTTTTACTAAATAAATTGGTAAATTATCATGTTTAATAATAAGTCGCGTTTCTATTCCTTTTTTATTTAATAGTATTTGTTTTTTTAATAAACCTTGTTTTTTACCATAGATGTTAGAGTGCCCCATATATGGTAATTCTATTCTGCTCACGCTTTCTAATGCGCGTTGGATTGTTAGGGAGTTTATTAATATATTACGACTTTCTAATTCTTTGCAAATTTCTTCAGACGTGTAAACCCGATTTGGGTATTTATCTAGTACAGCGTAAATAAAAACATTGGCTGGTATTTGTGTTTTTATATTTGGATCTATTTTATCAAATTCACAATTTTTTAGTGATGTTACTAAAGCATGTAGTGTTTCGGTTCGACTCGAATAAAAAGCTTTGTTACCAAAAATGAGATGATGAGGTTCAAAAAATCTGAGATTATCATGCATTTTTTTAAATGTTGGATATAAAGATTTAAGCATTTTTACAGAAAATATTAGGTCCGGATTTTTTACAAACATTGACACACATTCATTTTTTAATTTGAGTCTTTCTGATATAATTTCTTTTTTATTACGATTTAGTGATAATGTTAATGACATTGATTCTCCTTTAAACACATATTTATGTATTCACAGTTTCGACATTTTTCGTCTCTACCATAACCTATTAAACACCAATACTTATACTCCGGTTTAGATATTTTTCTTTCGGAATATAATTGCCTTATTTCATTAATAGTATAATAGGGATGATAATCACATGGCGGAATAACGCTATTAAATATATAATGACTAAATAAATTCACGCGTTCGGTTATATCATCGATCTTGACATCGCTTAAAGTCTCATCATATAAAACACAACCATCCTTAATAGTTATATTAAATTTTGTTTTGGCGCAACTCAATCTGTTTATATATATTATTTCAGCCGAGTTAAATTGAGATAATATAGTTAAAGAAAACCCCACTTCAATTAAGTGTTCCGTAACTGGGTTTCCAATATTTGTATTATCTCCAAAAACTGTTGTTATGTCACGTTTAGTTGCTATGACATAATATTTTTCATTATCATTGAATTCGCCTTCTATACTTATACCATTTATATACTTAAAACCTATTTCCGCATATGGTGAAGATAATTCACTCTCAATTATGGCATTGTTATATTTTAATGCGTTTAAATATTCTTCTTGCGGTTTAAGTATTAATGAATTGTCTGGATCTTTAATAGAATAATAAAGATTTCTCAAACAACGACCATATACACCATTAATTGTTAATATACTCAAATCCTTACATTTTATCATTAAAATGGCAATCCCCCATTAAATGGATCAGCACGACGTTTGGATTCGTTTTTAGTTTCGTATTTAGCCACTACCTCACTCCTATCTACTTCTTCCATATAACTACTATCAGTTCTGAATTTAAAGTACGCACGACCTTTAAAACTGCCTTCCTTGTTCTTTGCAAAATCCATTTCTAGATACGGCATCCTTACAGGACCGAATTCATTGCGAGTTTCCCATGATACAATACTATTAGAATCATAATGGAGATCCTGATATAATAGTAAAAGTAGGTCTGAATCATAAACAATACCACCAGTTTCTTTAACATCTAAATATGTAGGTCTTGTTCCATATGCTGATAATTTACGTAATTCTAGTGTTGATATTATTGGCATATTATATTGAACTGTTAGTCCTTTTAAACGTTTACTTGTATCTTCTGCTCTTTTGCGAGCATCTTCATTTTGAAAATCTTGTAATACATGAAAATGGTCAATAATACCTATAACTGTTTTGTCGTGGTATTTGTTTTTATAATAATTAACGTATTTTTCCAACGCTAAAGTAGTAGAGCCGTCAGTTATATCTTTTATTATTAATCTTTCAGACAGAGCATGCATTTTTTTCCAAGATTCCGAGAATTTGTTTCGTTTTGCATCATTATTCCATATTTTGTGTTTGGCTCTACGAACATCGTTAATTGATAAATAATTGGTATCGTCTATATTTGAAACCGACATCAATGATATAAAACTTGATGTCATTTTCGAAAATGCGTCGTCTATAGACATAAGAATTATTATTAAATCGGGATTACTAATAAGCAATTCATAACTAAGTGCACGTAAAAATGAACTTTTTCCGCAATTTGAATCAGCCGCAATACCAATAAAAGACGCTTCTCTTGGAAATCCTTCAGTTACTTCTTGAAATCGTTTGAACCTTCCACAATTTAAACCCGTTTTTGCTTCATGTGAACATAATTTTTCGAATTCTATAAGGCGTTCTTTGTATTTTTCTGATGATGTTGCAGTTACCTCGTGACCTTCTTGTAACACTATGGCTTCTTCACTGATTGATTTAAGTTTAGCTGTTAAAGATTCTAAAGATTTACACCTCTGTATTTCTTTTAATGTTTTACCTCTAAATTCTGCAATTTCTTCATGGTGTTTAAAATCTCTATCACCAATCAACATTTTTATTTCAGCGTTTATTGTATCGTATGGTATATCAGTACGAGCACTAAGAGCGTTTGCCATATTATATTGAATAATAGGCGATTTTTCCATATAGATAAATGGTATCATTTCCTTACATATTCTTTCTTTTTCATAATGAAATGGGTATTTAGCTAGTTTATACTCAAACGGATTCATTGTTTTGATATTGTTAAAATCTTCTACAGTCTTGACTTTGAAAAAATCATCAGGATCCATACTATCCGGTAGAATTTTTATTTTTATATCAAAATATCTATATTTAGAACATGCTTCTATAGCGCGTTCCAGACCTATGTTTCCTCCTTCATCATTGTCAAACATCAGGTTAAGACTGAATATATTATTTTTCTTTAATAGATCCAAGTGACTGTAATCAGCTTCATCAGTTAATGCCACACCACCTAAAGCAACGACATTTTTGATACCTTTTTCATAGAGTGTAGGTACATCACCATAACCTTCGACTATCCACATATCCGTATAATATTTTTTGGCAATGTGAAAGTTGTATAATATGTTACCTTTAGTATAAATGGGACTATTAAGACTATTAAAGTATTTTATTGGTTTTTCTTCAGATTTACTTCCATTTTTAACCCATAATTCAAATTCCTTTTCGTAAGTCGTATCGCGGGCCGCAAATCCAACGGGATTACCACCAGAATTACAAATTATGAATATTAAGTTCTTTCTATTAAATATTCTTTTGCTTGACAGTTCTATAGAATGAAGATATTCTACAGACCATCCCATATTGGTCATAGTGTTTATATACTTTTCATATGAGTCTATGGCAGTTATTTTTAAGAGTTTTGCCGTATCTACAGACCAATTACGTTCTGCTAAATATTTGTATATTATGGGTGTGTGTTGTGATTGTTCATCAGATTTATCTAAAACGCTCATTAGAACCGTTGAGGCGTCCTTGTATGCTCTGTAACGAGTATATTTTTCTTTATCGTCATCGCTCATTTCTTCTTCATCAAGAACGATGTTAAATTTCTTTGCCATCGTCGGTAATGTTATTTTATAAAAGTCACTACCTTCAATAGGAAGTCCTTCAATGTGATGTGCTAGCGTGAACACTGAACCGGATTGAGAACAGCCGAAGCAATGATAGACAGCGGTGTTAAACGGTACAATATGGCACGACGGATCCTTATCTTCATGTAAACCCGATTTACACCTCCACATGCCTTTATCATTAGGAACTATGTGTTGGTGTTGAATCATGTATTCACTAAGTTTATTGGATATTTCTTGAATAGCATCCTGTGTTTTCATTTCAATCCTTTTTGCGCCCACGCCGTTGAGATTAATTTGGTTTACGACGACAACACTGACATTTATTGTGTTCTATGATATATTATATACCAAAAATTCGAAATTGTAAAGAAAAATACTTTACAAAGCCATTTTTTATGTATATAATATATATAATGAATAACATAACGCTAATGTCAATTATTGGTGATAAATTCAATATACCAAATAATAGTAACTTTAAAAAAATTGCGGCTTACATTTTCTATAAAAGATTACGTAATAACAACGTCTCTATAGATGCGTTATTATCAAGATTTAATAAAGATAATGAAGTTGAAAATGCAATCAATAGGGAAATAATATTTAATTTGTATGAGTTTGTTTCAACCTATAATGATAATATAATATGTGTGGCGTTGCCGTACAAAACAAAATATAATGGAAGCTTAATTAATGATACATTTGATTTAATCAGTACAAATACTGAAAATGAACATAGTATTTATATTATAAATTTTTCACCATACGCTATATTTAACACTAAACAACTTGATAATATTTTTAATATTTGCGGAAATGTATTTAGAATGGAGTTTAACAAGGAACTATCTAATATAAAAATTTTAAACGTGTTAAATAAAAACATCCTAATAATATGATTAAAAAATATGAAGATGCTTGCGAGCAAACGCTCAACAAAACAAATAATTTAAATTTTATACTATTTTATTTACGTATTGTAAAAAATTACACATTTAAAGATATTGAAGAACGTATGGGTATTTCTCAGCATGCGACATGGCATAGACTAGAATCAGTATATAAAAAAATATATAAAAATACAGCAGATGAAAACATATCAAAATGAGGGTTTATCAAAAAGAAAATATGGTGTTGAACAAAATCAAATACAGCCAATTAGAAATGATACAAAGCTTGACGATTTGGCAAGTAGGATTTTAAAAAAAGTTCAACAGGGGGATAATATGAAAAAGGCAATAGAATTTGGCATTATAGGTGTTGGGCAAGCCGGCGGACGACTATCAGGTCAGTTCGAGAAATTAGGATATAAATGCTTAAATATTAATACATCTGAACAGGATCTTGCTGAATCACCAACTACAAATAAACTTGTTATAGGAAACAAAATAGGTGCGGGCCGTGATTTAAAAATTGGCGCTGAGGCTATAAATACATATAAAGCGGTAATTATAAATAAGGTTGTAGGAACATTTGGAAACCTAAAACAAATTATTATTTGCTGTGGTAGTAGCGGTGGTAGTGGTGGCGGCGGCGTAATAAATCTCTTACGAATACTCAAAGAAAGTCGTTACTCTTGTGGTGTAATTACTACACTACCACTGAACAGTGAAGATACGAGATCAAAAAACAACACATTAATTGTTCTTAATGATTTGGTTAAGTATTCTATCGCAGAAAAAATGTCACCTTTTATTATAGTTGACAACGCCAAGATAGAAAAAAAATATCCGGGACTATCAACATTAGAATTCTGGAATAAAGCCAATGACGATGTCGTAAAGTGTTTTAATTTGTTTAATGTACTAGCGGCTAAGTCTTCTAGTTATACAAGTTTTGATCCTGCTGATTATACAAAACTCATTCATTCTGGCGGCTGCATGATATTTGGACAGATGACTATAGATGGTTCAATTAGCGAAGGCACATTAGCGGAAAGTATAAACAAAAACATAGATAGTGGTTTATTGGCTGATGGATTTAATTTAATGGAAGCTACGCATGCTGCATGTGTGATTATAGGTTCAAAGGAACTTCTTTATAAATTACCTAGAGCAGCTGAAGAAAACGCCTTCCAGTTATTAAATCAGTTGCTTGGTAGTGGCACGATATTTAAAGGTGTTTATGAACTGCCGCAGTTAGACCACATAGAAGTAATATTTATGATTGGTGGATTAGGTCTTCCAGGTGTAAGAATTAAGAGTTTGGTTAAAAGCACTAAAGAAGAAGTTGAACATTTGGAGAAAAAAGCACCTCTTAGAACAGTTGATGACATTCTCAAGGATATGGACTGATCATGGGATTTTCAGTGATTCGGTCTGGTAAAGAATACTATTTACACGTTTGTAAGGGCCGGAGAAATGGAACAATTTATCATTTTTCATCCAATCCAACTGATGCTATAGATATGCCTGACGGTTATAAAGTTGGATTTGGATGTAAAAGTAAAATTCCATATATCAAAAAAATACAAAAATTGGAGAAAACGCAATCATCAGCAGATGATATTGATGAGTGGTTCAAGAATAATACTGTATGATAAATAAAAATATAACATGTCTTGTTTTTAAAGTCAAAGTTTCTAATAAATTATATCCTATTTTGGAACGTTTGTATAATAAATGTTTCATAGAAGTCAAGAGGATGATTAAAAATAGAAATAAATCGAGTTCTAAATTTTACAAAAAAATACCTTGTGTGGTTGCTAAAAGTTTAATTTCAAAATATCAGAAAAATAAAAAATGTCGTGTTGTTAAAAATTTAGTTATTCCAATTTGTGGTGATAAGGGGAAACAAATTAAAATAATAGAAAACGGTATACGAATTCCATCATTGTTTAAAAAAGAAATAATTCCTATAACATTTCTAAAACCCATTACTGGATTTATACGTCAAGTTGAATTTTTTAAAAGAAATAATATTTGGTATATGTCTTATTCTTATAATACACCTATAGTTAATACTTTTATTAGCCCTGATAATTTTATTGGTATTGATCGTAATTCTGTTGGTAATGTTGTTGCTATTGCTTTACCTAATGGTAATACTAAATTAATAGGACCAGATACATCAAGAATAACAAAGAACTTTAGAAATAGGAGATCGAAATTACAACATAAAGGAGTTAAATATGCATTAAAACAACTCAAAAGAAAACAAAGTAATAGAATAAAAGATATAAATCACAAAGTGTCTAAAACCATAGTTAATCTTGCCAAAACACATTGTTCCGCAATAGTTTTAGAAAATTTGGGTAAGATTTCCAAAAAAGGTAAGGCTAAAAGATATGTTCAAAAATCTCAATGGTCTTTCCACCAATTGGAAAGCTTTATCAAATACAAAGCGGCTTTGCTTGGCATACCCGTTTATTATGTATCATCTAATTACACTAGTCAAATATGTAATAAATGCGGGAGTATTAACAAAATAAATGGTAAGAATTATAAATGCTCCAAGTGCGGACACGTTGCCCATCGCGACGAAAATGCAGCGTTAAATATTCGTGATAGAATGATAGGGCAAGGCGGTATCTGCAAGGTATTGCCGGGGCTTATTGACAATCCCCTAAACAGAACAATTCCTGCATTGATTGAGTCTGAATCATTGGGATGTGTCCAATGAGTATCAAACATAGAATTTTAATTTGTGGGGATGCGCCATGGCTTTTTACAGGTTTTGGATACTTGCATCGTAACATCGGTGAGATTCTAGAACGAGATGGCCATGTTGTCGCATCTATAGGATATGCTGATCCTAGGACAGATGGTGATGGTAATATTTTTAACAACATCAATATACCATGGAAAGTTTATGGTTGCCGTGAAAATCCTATAGCATTTGCCAAAAACAAATATAAATTTATTGTCGAAGAATTTAAACCCACGCTCGTATTGATGGTAACAGATCTTTATTTTGCTGAACGCTATGTTGTTCCGGGAATACCTAATATATTTTATGCTCATATTGAAGGTGAACCCTTACCCACAACAATGCCAAGTTACGATCTTCATCAATCCTTTAGTTGGCCTGATGCATTTCTCAAATTTTCTCACGTTATATCAGCAGGTGCATTTACTAAAAAGACTATAGAAAAACGTATTAAAGAATACATATCTAAAGTTGATACTAAAACCCAAGATTTGATATTGAAAAAATTTGAACAGATTATTCCCAATGGTATAGATTCAACAATTTTTTATAATTTGGACAAAAAAAATGAACTCAAACAACAATTTTTTCACGTAGGTGCTGATGTTTTTGTTGTGGGTTATTTTGGCCGGCAGAATCCAAGAAAGAACATACCACATATTATCGAAGCATTTGCAAAATGGGATAACCCCAAGAGTAGATTGTATTTGCACACACCACTTCAAGACAGTCATGGTTGGAACCTTATTGACTTGGTCAGGGACTTTAAAATTGAACATAAGGTTATATTTAATCCCGCACTTACAGTTGGAGGTGGATGTTCTGATGTTGAGTTAAATAAACGGTATAATGCTTGCAATTGTTCAATACTTGTGTCATCAGGCGAAGGTTTTGGGCGCACAGCATGCACAGTAAAAGACACATTAGTGAAAACTAATTTAGGGTATAAACCCATTCAAGATATTAAAAAAGGTGAGTTGGTATTGACACATCAGGGCCGATTTAAACCCGTGGTTGATATTATGTCCATGCCCTATAAGGGTAAATTAACTAAAATTTGGGCTGATGTTGGTCCTAGTTTTGTTGTTACGAGTAATGAACGGGTTTATATTAGACATAAACAACAAATCAGGTTTCCTGCGGGAAATTTTGCCAGTGTGTTTGGTAAGCTCGCAAAAGACGCTAAAAAAGGTGACAAATTAATATACCCTGTAATTTATAAACATAGAAATTTTGAAAAAAATGTGAAAGCGTTTTTAAATAACACAATAAGTCTTAATGACCACAAATATAAAACACATATGTCTTTTCCAGACCTAAAACAAGCAATACAGTACCGAGATTTAATGTACACATTTAAACACAAACAGATGGTTTATATATATGAGGAAAGTGACGGAACTTTCACTCTGAGAATAACAAAGATAAAAATGCCTCAAAGATCCACCAAAATCAATACACAACGACAAACAAGAAAAATCGATCACAATATTGCAAGAACGAGAACATATAAATATGACGGTGAAGTATGGAATATTCAAGTGGCAGATGATGAAACTTATGTAGTGAATGGTGTTGGTTGCTCGCATAACTGTGAATCGCTATCATGTGAAGTCCCCGTTATAGTCATGGATTATTCAGAATTATCTAATTACGGTGATGGTACAGTTAAAATTAAACCCCTGGCGTTTCATGTTGAATCCAGAACCAATATAAGAAGGGCTATACCCAGTATTGACGATATTGTCGCGCAGTTTCAGAATCTCCACAACAAATTCGCTCGAACCCACACAGAAATGTCATTACAGGATATGGGTGGAGCCGGAAGAAAATCCGTATTAAAATTTGACTGGACAAATATCGCGCCAATGTGGATGTCATTAGTTAACTCAATCCCTGTTAAGGAGAACATATGACAGCAATAATAGGAATAGTTGATAAACATAAAATCTATATGGGTTGTGACTCCGCTGTAGTGAGTGAATCAAATTTGAATATTTGTAACTACAACGACAAAATATTTAGAAAGGGTGATTTATTAATAGGGTTTTCTGGTTCATTGCGCATGGGCCAAATATTAAAACATGGTTTAAAATTAGTAAAACAAAAAAATAAAAGTGACGATGAGTATATTAACACAGTAGTTATTAATTCCATACAAATGCTTATGAGAAAAAATGGTCATGCTAAAACCATAGATGGTGAAGAACGAATAGATGGTACAATTTTAATAGGTTTTAAAAATGCGTTATGGCAGATCGATGAAGATTTCAGTGTTGTGCAAAATTTAGTTTGTGATGCTATAGGTTGTGGCGATAATATTTGTTTGGGTGTCTTACACGCCACCGAGGGTATGGACCCTCAAAAACGAATCCTGATGGCTTTAGAAGCATCAGAAAAATATAACGCCAGTGTGAGAAGACCCTTTAAAATATTTACAACACCGTAAAAAGGAGATATTATGCGATTAATAAGCGATAAACCCTATGGAATCAAGGGTGAGTTTGTATGCATGGGAATAGTCAACGATTCTGGCAAAGACTATATAGCTATGTTGGACCTAGAAACGGAGAGACTTTATGTTGAGGAATTGCATTGGGGAAAAGGTAAAAATGTTTATACTTCAACATTTCACTTCATAGATGATGAAAAGGAATGGAATAGGGTTTATACATGGATCAGCAAAAACACAACTATTTTTTCACCCAAAAAACTCAATGAAATACTTAAACGCAAACACTCATACCTGTATGGTGCGAAGTATAGAAATGAAAACCCTGATTTTCAGATCAGAAAAAAGGAAAAGCGATTATAATGACTAAAATTAAAACACTGAAGAAATACTGTGAAGAACAAAAAAAAGTTATAGAATTAGACAAATATTTAGAAGGTTGTCGATTAAAAAAAGATCCGGGCGAATCTTTTATATTTGAATGGATACGTGTAAATGCTAAAAAGTTTAGAGGAAATTTTATTCGTAAGGCCCTAACAAAAGCACACAAAGAACTTAAATTGTGTATAGATAATGGTAAAACCAATGGTAATAAACCCATTATAGAACAATGTATAGAGGAAATAGAAGATTGTCTTGAACTTATGCCAGAGGATTAACATGGAAAATAAATATACATTAGAAGAGATTGATGAATTAGTATTTAAATACCAAAAAACTAATGACACGGAATCCATTAAGATATTACTGAAGTTGTTTGAAAGATTTATTATAAAATATGTAAACTTTTTAAAATTTGGTATAGTTGGGAAACATTATGACTCCAATATAAGACAATTATTTAATATGATGGTTTCTACACGCGCTAATTCAGATATTGGAAGTATAAATAAGATTTTTCAAGACATTGACGTAGAAGATTTAATTCCAGAGCTGCAAATGATATTTATTAATAATGTTAAGAGATTTAAAAAACAAAAAGATGGACCCAATTTTACTGGCTATGTATATAATTACTACAAATACAGTATAACTGAATTTTTTAGAAAACTTTCAAGTGACGCCATGTCTCATAAAGCCATCATACCCGCATACAATACTGATGATGTTGACGCACCAGAAGATGCCGATTCTGTTATTGAAAATAGAATCGAAACAAAAATAGAGTTTGAAAATCTCTGTTTTTCCACAACTAAAAAAATATCACAACTGGAAAAATATATTTTATACCTCACACACGAAAAAGATTTAAGTGGTATAGAAATAGCAAATCTATTCAATATATCGCCGTCATCAATAGACATAATCAAAAGAAACGCGCAGAAAAAAATTAAAAGGAGCAAGTTTTCGGATTATCAATTATGAAAATATCACTATTTTTTTGTACTAGAGGTCGGGTTGAAATGTTAAAACAATGTTTGGATTCTATTGTTGAAACTGCTGATAACATCAAAGACATCGAACTGTCTGTGGGAATAGACAACGACGACACTGAGACCATAGAATTTTTTAAAACATTTGACAAAATTAAAACCGTTGTTACTATGGGTGAACCTAAACCATTAAACTTTATTAAATTTTGTACTGAAGTTTGTGATAAAGCAACAGGTGATATATTCATGCCACTTAATGATGATATTGTTTTTATGAGTAAACATTGGGATACTATAATAAAAACAGAATTTGACAAATACCAAGATAAGATTATAATGGTTTTTCCCAACGATTCGCATTATGGTAATAAACACAGTTCATTTCCAATACTGCATAAAAACTGGATTGAAACAATTGGTTACTTTTTTGCGCCGTATTTTAATTATTGGTATCCAGATACATGGTTGTATGAAGTTGCTGGTTTAATAGGAAGACGTGTTTATTTGCAAAATTTTATTATAGAACATAAACACAATGATTATGGTAAACGTAAGGCAGATGAAACTGATAGTTTAAGAAATAACAGAATACCATTAGATGTAGAAACGTGGAAAGAAACGGTAGAACTTCGCAAAACCGATGCGAAAAAACTTAAAAAATATATTGATAGTTACAAGCATAGGAGTTGCACATGAAAATATCAATAGTTATCGCATCATGTTTAAAACTACCAACGAGAATGAAAAACCTTATTCAAACCGTAGATTGTATAAAAAAACACTTTAATGACTGTGAAATAATTATACCGATAGATAAATATGCTACATCTATCAATCCGACTCTGCCATTTAATGACGCTAATATTAAAACAGTATTTCATAACAAAGGTTTAGGATATTCATTTAATATTGGTATGGCTATGGCAACCCATGACATTGTATTACAAATAGAAGATGATTGGGTTTGTACAACTTGTTTATATAAAACACCAAGTTCTATAGAAACTGTAATAGAGAAAAGTATAAATATAATTGAGAGTGACCAGTTTTCAGTTGTTTGTTTAACATCACAACCATGGCAGAATAATTATATACCGGGATTAACATTTGTAAAAGATGATATTTATAAAATTAATAAACCTGAACAAACAAAATGGAACAAACATGGTTATGGCCACTATTTTTCTAACAGACCGCACATCAAAAATAAAAACATTCATAAAGAGATAGGTCCGTATTTTGATAATGGAACGCCAGGTGAAGTTGAAGTATTAATAAGCAAAACTGCTATACACTCATCAAAAATTAATTGTTTTTGTTTTAAGGATACAATTTTCCACCATATAGGACAAACATCTTTAAGAAATATTGATGATCCGGTGGGCAAAAAAACATGGGATGCGTTAAAAGATTAATTTTAGATGCAGTGTTTATTTACAATATCACTTATATATGTTATTAACCAATATGGTGAAATTTGTTTCTGCAATGTTTGTAATACGTTCAAATCATATTTTGGTAAAACATAATTTTTTATAGATTCCATAGTCCAAGTATATTCTATTGGATGATCCATAACAAATTTATAAGAAGGCATATATAGTGTTAATGGTATACAATTACACATTAAGGCCTCATAATATCTATATGTATCATACATAACCCCCGGACTACATAACATAAACTCTGATTTGTCAAGAAAATCAAAATAATCATTCTTAAAATGTTTGGTTTTATCCTCATCATGGGACTTCACTATTTTTGCATCAATTATCATCAAATCTGAAAACTTGTCAATATCATTATGAATAATTTTTCTTATTAATTTTCCACAAAAGGTATTATGGGTTGCATGTATTGAAGCGCATTTATATGTTTTATTTCGTATATTTCTTTTTATATATAATGGATAAAAATCAGCATTATTTAGTAATGGCAATGAATACATATTCTCTGTATATATTTGTTTAGGCATACAACTAATAAAAATAACTTTAGCGTGTTCATATGTTTTGTTTTCTATATCAGGCATTCTTACTGAAATATCACATGGACATGTATCACCAATAGTTATAACATCAGACTTTATAGTTTTACAAAATTCCCTATATTGTTGTGTCATAAAACTAAATAAACCAACCGCCAATGGATTTGATTGTTGATTAAGTTGTAATCTTATTTCTTTCATTTCATATCATCCTTTTTTTAAAATAAAAAACGCGCTTGTATATTTTAAATTAGTATTATTAAGAATTTCTTGATCTGTGTTCATAAAAGAAAAATCATAATCACCATCTATTACACAACGGGAGGGAATTATTAATCTATTAAATAAACTTTGCTCATCATAAAAATAACCACCACTCACCCATTGATGAGTATTAGCGATATCAGTGCTAATAATAATTTTTCCTCCGGGTTTACATATTCGCACCATTTCTTGTATAGCAATTACATCTTGTTGATAAATATGTTCAATAGCTGAAAATGATATAACAATATCAAAGAAGTTGTCTGGATATTTTATCTGTGCCATGTTTTGTTTTGAAGTGAATATTTTTTCTGGATGAAATGCATAATCTTTCCACTTTTTATCCCAAAATTCTAATGTTCCTAAATCACCCCAACCCATAAAAATATCAGATGTATGTACCATATTTACATATTGTGTTAAAAACGATGAAAATATTGAATCTCTAGCACCTAGTTCGCAAACCACTTTATTATTAAAATCACATCTAAATAAAGATAAAGCGCAATCATATGTTCTACCAGTTTTATGCCATTTTGCTATATTTAAGCAATAATTATTATATTCGTTGTATAATAATTTTATTTTTGGATATTCTAAAAATGTTTGGTTTTCTTTATAAGTTTGGTTTAATGGTATCATTTTTTCTCAAAATATAAGAATTCCTAACAATTGTTTCAGAAGGATATTCCATATTAATCTTTTCAACTAATTCAAAACTTCCTTTAGTAAACACATCAATTAACTTTTCATCATCAACTGGTATTAGAGAATAATCACCCTTTATAGGTATTTCTAATAACAATATACCCTTAGGTCTTATAAGTTTCGCTATCATTCGTTCCAAATCTTCAAACGAAACACCATCTCTGACCATATAATGTATAAATGATAACATTATAACAACATCATATGTTTTGTCGATTAATCGCCAGTCTTTAGATATGAATGTCGTTTTGTTTATACAACCAGTAATTCTGGTTGCTAATTTAGCCTGAGAAAGTTGTTCCGAATTTATATTGCAGAGTGTAGCATTAACTCCAGAAAACTCTTGCATTAATTTAATACTATATAATCCAGCCCAACAACCAATATCAAGTAC